TCAAGTGGCTATAACGCTCGCTGTTTTAAACGAACGGTTAGAAGGAATCGAAGAGAAACTGGACGCCATAGTTTTAACCCAAGGGCGTAAAACTGATGATCTAGAACAAAGAATAAGAATGGTTGAAAGATGGATGTATGCGGTTCCAGCGTCGATAGTGACTGCTGTGGTGGCAGTAGTGGTAACAATCACTAATAACACCTAACAGTAGACGCTTCTACCAGGGACTTCACAAAGACCACAAACAGAACACCTATACGAAAACAAGCAACATACAGGAGACAAAACACACAAAAGAGCCCACTCACGTGCCTGCTGGCGCTGGAGTTTTTTTAACGTCAACCTTAGGAGGATGACTATTATGATAACCAAGGATCTGGTTGAGCGAGTAGTAGCAACTTTCGTTCAAGCAGCAATCGGAGCCATGTCTTCGAACTCGATGTTCGATCTCGGCGTGGACCAATGGAAGATGATGGCCGGTGCTGGTGTTGCCGCAGCCGTCTCAGTAATAAAGGGTGCCCTTGCAACAAAGATCGGCACACCTGGTACAGCATCTCTGGCTGACTAATCCCCTGTCTTGCCAGTAGCCGGGGGGCAGATTCACACTTGTGGTCTGTCTCCCGGTTGCATACCAGATTCACACTCACCCCAAATTCACACACTGTGTCACAGATTCGGTTGTCTCCCAGATTCACACACCGGAGGCAAATTCACACTGTGTCCCAGATTCACACACCGGGAGCACCGGAGCGTTGTCTCCCAGATTTTTGACCGGGTGTCTTTACCGGAGAGCGCTGACCGGAGACCGGAGTGCACCGGAGTTTGCCGGACAGTTTTGCCTTTTTGGGGTGTGACAAAAGTCACAAAGATATCGTCAATTGGGTGTTGACTTTTGCTGTCAAAGTCCTAGAATTGTTCTTGTGATGAAGAAGACACCCCTATTAACGGAGGGGGAGTGCAAAGGGTTACCGTTATCGCCGAGCAATCGGATGCTTTCCCTGCACTCACTAACACTAAAGAAAGAAGTAATCCCTATGAGATTAGAACAGTCAATAAGAGAATCGGTTTTCCTCCTCGGAGAAGTTCACCGAACTCTTTCAACCCATCCTTACAAAGATCACGACATTGATCTTTTCGAGGACATGCTCTTGGAGGTCGAGATGCAAATCGATCGCCTCAAGTTGGAAGCCAAAACCCTTGCGGATGGCACTCACCCAATAATGGTGCAGCCATGACCGAGCCTAACGAGACAACAGTTGAGTACTGGAACGAGATGATCTGCAACGACTCTCTTAGTAGAGGCGACTCACCGGAGCAGTTCACCGCTGACTGCCAGTCATTGATAAGCATGCTTGAAGCACACATCGATTCGACTAGGAAATTTAAAAAAGCCCTACTTGACGATATTTCAGGGAGGGAACTGTGAGCCGGACAGATGAACTAATTGACTTTGTTAAGTCTTGCGCTCTGTACCATCCTGACGAAACCCCTGAATGGTTTCTTGAGGAATTGAAACACGACGGCGACGACATGGACGATGCTTACGACTCGTTTAGAGTTAGATACGGTTCTGACGCTGACATGGACACCATTAGAGCAGTCTGCGAAGAAGCAAGGCGACTACTTAAAGACTTGGGGGAAAGTAAATGTTAAAAGACCATTGGGAAGAGTACGAAGACACGGAAAGCCGTGGGGACATTTTTGTAGAAGGTGAATTACCTGACGGAACAAAAGTCGAGTTTCACTTCTATCACGAGATGGGATCTGAAAAGTACGATGTTGACGTTTATGACCCCACCAGCAACCGAATTATTGGACGACTCGCAGAGTAATGAAGTCTTACGTTATTAAAGACGCCATGACGATCATCGATCCTTGCGTTCATTGCGGAGAGTCAACTGCATTCGGTTATGGCAAGTTTGTTAACAGGCTTGGTTGGGATGACGGTTGGTCATGCGCTGAGTGTGCCAGTTTCGACTGCGACATCTGTGACGAGAAGATAACTCTTGACGAGGAACGAAGGTGGAACGAGAGCCTATTTGCTTGCCATGAGGAATGTCTCACCGAAGATCAGAACACGATCTATGAGTTGTGGTTTGAACACGACGGCGCACCGGATTATCCCGAACGTTGGTTTACCGAAGTTATGAAGGCAGTTAACGATAAAGAGATGAGAGATGGATACTTTCTACTCGGAGAGGGGTTCTAATGCCTGAGTTGAAAATAGGTGACCGTGTGAAGGTCATCGATCAAGATATATGGGGCGTGATTGTCAGAATGGATGGGGTTAAAGCCGTTGTCCTTGACGATGATCGTGCCGACTGGATAGAAGAAGACGAAGAAGGGACATTGATCTTCCCTCCGTCTGAACTAGCAAAGGAGGGCTAATGCCGGACATAGAGACACGTTGGACAGAAACGGCTTGGACAGTTCTGAAAGGTAGGACTATCGAAGACGTTCGCTACATGACACAAGCGGAAGCAGATGCTGAAGGGTGGAGTAAACGCCCACTCGTCATGTTCCTCGATAGTGGGGACTGGATTGTCCCAATGCAAGATGACGAAGGTAACAACGGAGGTTCGTTGGCTCACCTTAGTGGAGTCCTGCCAGTCATATAGATCGTCATGGGGATGACACGCCGGAGGGGTTAACGCTCCTCCGGCGAAATTCACACACCCAAATTCACACGCCGTTGTGTTCCCAGATTTGTGTTCCCAGATTTACCGGGAGCACTTTTCTTTTTTTCGCCAGGGACCGGGAGCCGGAGGTGCCGGAGCCCTTTCGGAATAGTTCAAATAGGTCGTTGTGTTTAGGGTCAAGTGACGGTAGACTCTAGTCATGATTGAAATTAAACGTAAGCCATCCCTATCCCAATACCTAAAGAGCCAGACACCGGACCTTGTCGATTACGACACCGCCCGCCAAGCATGGTATGACCACCGACCGGACGTCGGCAAACAGCCCTATCTCTCTTTACCCAATAAGAAGATCAAGAAGAATGAGATCTATACAGTTTCGTTTACCGGAGCGCCTCATCGGCTCGGCGAATTCAACGCATGTACAGCATCGACGCCGGAGTGTAGACGTGTTTGCATAAGACACACCGGACGCCTACAGATGCCCACTCAAATGAAAGTAGGGCTTGACCGGATGGAGTTCATGCGACTCTTCCCATCTGAGGCTCTATCTCTCATTCATTGGGAAACCATCAAGATGTCTAAGAAGTTCGACCGGATCGCTCGTCGGCTCAATGTTGTGACTGATCTCCATTTCGAAAATTTCGCACCTTGGTTATTTGAGGAAGCGCCGGAGAACTGCATCACCTACGACTACACGAAGCACTGGAACCGGGCGGAGTTTCCTGCTGATCGGTACCGTCTCACCTACTCGGCAACCGAGAACCACAACTATGACCGAATCAAAGAACAGGTAGCCGGGGGCGTTAACGTCGCTGTCATCTTCCCGAATGAACACAAGGACACCGGGTACTCTCCACGCTGGCATGGTATGCCTGTAATCGATGGGGACATAACTGATCTCCGCTATAACGACCCTGCCGGACATGTTGTGGCTCTGTATGCAAAAGGTCAGGCGAGGAAGATCACACCGGGGGAAAACGCTTTCGTAAAGGTTTTCTAGTGCGGGCCGGGGGCCCAAACAAATCTGGGTTAAATCCGTTGAAAGACATCAAAACCTGGTACACTAGCAGTAGACGGAAATACCGTCGGAAAGGGGATCCAGAAGTGGATTCAATAACCAACCTCCTTAAGGCACTGGCGGAAGCCATCAAGCCTTACCTAGGACTGCCGGAGGAAGATGAGCAGTTCAACCCCAATGACATCCGTGCTGAAGTAGAGACAGCGTTAGAAGAAATTGATCTTCATGATGCAGTCCACGATGCGCTTGACCGACTTGACTACCCAAACGAAGACCGGGTGAATCGCATGATCCAAGATTATGTCGACTTCGAAACCGACTTCATAACCAACGATGACTTCGACCCATCATCTCACTACTTGGTGACCCATGATGAACTTGACGAAGCCGTCACTGACACCATTGATCGCCTACTAACAACCGAGTTCCTCATTGAGAAACTTGCTGGCGACGGGTACACAGTCACCCGCAAATCTGCGGAGGCAGCATAGCCTCCCGGAGGGGTTGGGTTATCCAATCTCAGATCACGGTCCCTCACTGGTTCACAACAAAATCAGTTGAGGGATTCGTGGTCCGAGATTCGGATCTTCCCTTTTGCCCCCACCCATACTTTCGGATCGCCCCCAGGATTTACTTAACGCCGGAGCGTCAGTTTGCCAGCGTTTGGATTTATGAAAAGGCAGTATTGACCTTTCTGACTAAATCACAAATCAATGGGATCATTCTGGGAGTGGAAGCATTACCAACACATAGAACTACTAACGATGGCCGGACACTGTATGTCGCGGCTTAGAAAGAAATGATATGAAATACAGCAAGATGCAGGCGCTCTATGATGACCGTCAGCAATTAGCAGCAGCATTCCGAGACTTACGCCGGAAGGGCTGGTGGGCACGCATGAACTATATGTGCTGCCAGAGTTGCGCTACAGCAATGACCGATGACGATAAGCCGTATATCGGTTTCCATAATCAGGACAACGACAATATCGAGTGGTATGGGTACACGTACCTGTTTCACGGCCCTCCAGAAGGGAAGCGTGAAGAAGGACAGGCGTTGTCAAAAGAGGCGGTGGCTGTTATTGAGTCACATGGCCTCAATGTCGAATGGGATGGCGACATGGGTTCCCGTATCAAAGTGTTGATGGGGCCACAAGACTCTGATTAGCATCTAGTCAACCCTCCCTAGGTTATGAAGCCCCGTCAGGAAACTGGCGGGGTTTCTCTATTCAGATTCACACTCCCAGATTCACACTCCGCTGTGGATTCACACCTGTGCCGGAGAAGGCGGTTGTGCCGGAGGGCCGGGGGCTCTGGGATGGGGACACCGGGGGACCGGGGGCTAACCGGAGGCTGGGAGAAACCGGGGGTCGCCGGAGAAATCGGGTGCCGGGAGGCGTTGAAATATTTCTGAAGAAATCGGTGCTAAATGCGTATGAAGTCAACTATTAGGTGATATCGTGAAGGGTATACATAAACGAGTGGAAGTGAGGTTCCATAATGAGTAAGCCGGACGCAATCATCACCAAGATGACTGAAGCCATAGTTAAAGCCATGAAGGACGAGCCGGAGGCTTGGACAAAGCCTTGGGCTGGAAATTCAGAATTACCAAACAACCCTGCTACCGGGACAATCTATTCAGGTGGCAATGCATTCATGCTGATGTTGTTCTCGCCGGACGCATCTGATCCACGCTGGTCAACATATAAAGGGTGGGAGAAGTTAGGCGCACAAGTTAGGAAAGGTGAGAAGGGTACCGGGATACTCTTCTTCAATCCTTCTTGGAAGAATGACAAAACTGGCAAATGGTCAAAGACCATGCCGGAGGGTCCTATTAACGTGATCAAAGAAGAGGGATGGAGCCAAGTAGGTGTGCTCCGGGGGTACGCAGTATTCCACGCTTCCCAATGTGATGGTGTTGAGCCATTCGAACAGCCGGAGGTGTCTGACTTCAATGTTGACGATCATCGTGAATGGTTCCAAAGCGCCGGAGCGGATTGGGAAGAGAAGCCATCGGACATGGCTTACTACTCCCCTAGCGTGGACAAGATAGTGACGCCGGAGGCTTCTCAATTCCACACTCTTGAAGGATGGTTTGGGACTGTCGCTCATGAGTTCACACACTGGACCGGACACAGTTCACGTCTAGATCGTGCCCAGTACAACATGTTCGACCGGAGCGGTTATGCGTTCGAAGAATTGGTTGCGGAACTAGGCGCTACTTTCCTATGCAAGATGCGAGGAGTAGAGATAGAGACCAGACCGGACCACGTTCGCTATATCAAATCTTGGTTGAAGGCTCTTGACAATGATCCCAAGTTTATATGGGACGCCGCCGGGAAAGCCTCTAAAGCCATGAACTACATACTAGATAACACAACTGACCGGAAGGAGGTCAAGGTATGAGGGAGATAGTGAAGAACGACGCCGGAGAAGTCATCGGTGTTGAATATACATATGAGCGCTCCCCCGGAGACATTGCGGATGACTGGTACTCATCTTGGGAAGACGAAGAAGTAATGGATCTACCGGAGGACTGAGAAATAGTGCCCCTATGCGTGTGATTGTTGTATAGGGGCGCTATACTCATATATAAGCAAATGGAAGTGAGGTTCCAAATGAAAGATACAAACCGGAGGGCTCTAACCCTCGAAGAAGCCATAGCCAAATTGGATGACTCTATTAGAGAACTCAATGAGGCAACTAGGGAGTACCGGAGCGCTAATCCGTTCTTGGATTGGTCTGCTTGGGATGCTTTGGAAGAACAACGAGCATTAAACCAACTGCCGGACCCCATGGACGAAGCCAAATACAACAATGAGGAGGTTCTATAATGAGTATGGATCCCTACTACGTGCCGGACCAAGGCTTAGAGCCACCGGACTTTGAACCCTGCCCTGAATGCGGTGGGGAGTGCCCGGACGCCATCAGGTGGGACGACCTTGATTATGTCTGTGCCGAGTTGAAACAGAAACTCGGCTGGGACATCCTCACGGTATGACAACCTAGCGATGGGTAACATAGGTTTGCCGGAGCCTCACATCCGGTAAGAGACTCTGGGAGGGTGGGTACTTTCCCTCCTTTCGACTCAACCCTCTCAGGGTCTCGCTAAATTCACACTCCTAGATTCACACGCTATTGTGCCGGAGCCATTGTACCGGAGCACCGGGGGCTGCCCGGAGACACCTGGTACCGGGGAAAGCCCGGAGGGGTTTTGGGGCCCGAAGGCCCCGCTGCCCTAGAAAGCGTGGTTAATCGCAAACTCTAACTCGACATCACAGGCTTCGAAAAACTCGTGAAAGTCGAAGTTGTCATTCGCTTCCCAGCAGATCTTCGCTAGATGCCCCGCTAGTTGATTCTTCACAAATGAAATATCAACTACTGCCAACTCGTTCTTATGTAGAACTTTTGCGCTCACAGTCTCGGGGAATTCTGCAACAACCTCCGCTAGTTGGTTGAAGTGTTTTTTTGAAAGTGCCATTTTAATCTCCTTTGCGGCATCTGGTAATAGTTAACTATACCACTAGTAGTGGACGTTTCCTCACTTTTATTCAAAAAAATCCACACCCAGATTCACACGCCAAAATTCACACAGCGCTGTCCCGGAGGCATTGTCCCGGAGGGCGCCTGGGACCGGGGGACCGGAGGCCAAATTCACACCTATAAGGTCGATACGGTTTGTACCGGAGGACCGGAGGAGACCGGAGGCTGTATCTGGGCGAAAAAAATGGATCGAACGTTTGTTCGACGAACGTTTGTTCGACCCTTGGAGGGTGGCGGATTCTGTTGCCAAGTTCCGCCGAACTCCGAGTCTTACTCGCTATGCCATGGGCTGGCTAGTCCTTGAGTGGCTCGACATCTACCGAGTTTCGATTCTCGATATCTGCCAAGTAGGCGCCTAGGTCCTCAGCGCATCGTACCGTCACTTGACGTTCGACAACTTGAGTACCTTCAGCCTCACCGGTGCGACCCTTCGGGCGATGCCATGAAACTCGATACAAATCGTTTCCGAGTTTGGCAACGTGGATCAAAGTTTTGCCACCAGCCCAAGCGACATGCCATCCACTAGTACGAGTTTCGACTAGTGGGGACAACCCTTCGACTGCCGTACCTTTGACTGCATCGCCAAAGTACTTCAAGAATGAAGCACGCTGACCGACTGCACTCATTGGTTTGCCAGTCTTTTTGTTGGCTTTGTTGTGAGTGATCTCTGCCATTTTTTTCACCTCCTTTTTTGCCTCGTTTTGTATACCCTTAGTTTACAGTATGGGAGTGACAAAATGACAACTTTAGGTGGACAATTTGACAAATTTCTTAGATTTTTTTTAGTCGAACGTTTGTTCGATTGCATGAAAATTTTTTCTACTTTGACTTGCAATTAAAGTCAATACCTAGTAGACTGTTTACAAACCAGGCTCATCGCCCCGGGGGCCGGAGGCCCCAAAAAAGCGAGACCGCCGAGCGAAGCCAACACGCCCGACGGTCTCTATAGCCTTGTGCCTAGGAAAGGAGATAACTAGGTGGCTATTAAATCTATTCTTCTAGTTCTTTTTGTTTGGCTTCGAATTTCTCGGCGAACCTTTTCGCCTTCTCCTTTTTCGCTTGGTTGTGTCCGTCTATCATTCTCAACTTGTAGGAATCATAATCGGCTTTGTTGAAATTGTCCGGCTTTCTTTTACCGCTGACCCGTACGGCATTGATTCCGTTACTCCAAATATGGTCTATGCGACCTGAGTGGATGCCATCGAATAAACAATCTTCGGGCGTGTCATGTAAAACGTTTTCATAATCTCCCGTTCCGTTTGCTTCTTCAATTGTCCAATCTTTCCATTCTCTGTCTTCCATTTTTTCTCCTTGTTTGTTTTGACTTTTGGTTGGGGGAGAGCCGAAGCCCTCCCCCGTTATTTTAAACTGTCGCCCTCATTGCTTGCATCCGTGAGACACAAGTTTCGACGGTCAGTATTTCGCCTTTTCCGAAGACGTCCATATCGGCAGTTTGCTTTTTGCTCCATGCTTCAGGGACTGGCAAAGTGTTGCCTTCTCCGTCGTGGCTGGTGAACACAACTGGTCCTACCAACTGGTAGCCACCGTGTCCGTTTTCTCCATTGACGACGAACGTTCCGAGCAAGTTAAAAACAAAGTCGCCTTTGATTAATCCTTCCTCGTTGACCCATGCATCAATCTCTGGAGTGACTCGGACACATTCGATGTATCCACCGACGAGTGCTTGAAGATCTGCTAACGAGTTTTCCGTTGGCTTTACTTTGTAGACACTCGCATCGTCATCTATCACTAGATAGTGTTCCATCCTTTTCACCTCCTTTTTTGGCTTATCGGATAGTTCCAGTATACAGGTTGGGCATGTGCTGTCAACTGTTTATTTAAGAAATCTTTTCACTCATCGAACGTATGTTCGACTGGCCCGGAGGGAACTACGCTGAGAAATTTCTCGATATTTCTCGGTTTAAATGGTTGCTTTCTACTATTAGTTGATATACAATTTTAGGTATAGCCAAAACCGAAAAGGGGATAGATATGAAAACAGCAATGAAGAACTACTGGGCAAGAGTAAAAGATGCGAAAGATCTTTGCTCAGGTTGTCAAGTTGACGGGCACGTTGAATGTGGTCGTGAATACTGGACACATCGCCTAACCGAAACCATCACCTGCGAGTGCTGTGTCGAAACAGATTCTTTCAGCAGAGAAACCGAAAACTACTGGAAAGAAATTCAGCGGGCAGTGTGTCATGAGATAGTTGAGGGCCTGCAAGAAGACCTTGATAGTGATTACTTCTTTGTCGGGTTCGATACCAAAACCCAAAATTGGGTAGTCGTTAGGAGGGGGGCATGAAAAAGATTCTGACCATCCTCCTGATGGTTGGGGTGGGGATCTTATTGATCCTTACCCTGGCCCGAAGCAATGAACGAGCCGCACGGTTCGAATGTCATTGGCCAAGTCACATCGTTAAGTCAGGTGACACGATGTGGATGATCGCAGGGACTTACTGTTCAGGCAATATCGAGAACGCTGTCTATCACATGATCGAACTTAATGGGGGCTCAAGTCTTCAGATCGGTCAGAGGGTGGTGATCCCAAATGCCAGTTAAGAAAGTGGCTGGAAGTAATCCCTGTGTGGATGGGTGCACCTGTGCCCGACACCCGGAGGGTTATCCATTCGATGCAAGTTTGACTTACGGGGAGAGAAAGAGAGTCAACGAAACTGAAGAACAGCGGGAACATCGCCTAGCCCGTGGAAAGGAATATTACGAAGCCAACAAAGATTCGCTTAGGAAAAAGGCCAAGGAGTATCACCATAAGAATAGGGATGCCGTCCTCGCTAGGAACAAGATCAGGTATGACAGTGACCCTGAGCGTTATCGCGAACAAGCGAAAAGATACCGCTTAGAGAATCCTGAGGCAAAGAGAGAGTCTGATCGGCGATCACGTTTGAAGCACATAGATAGAGCCAAAAAGCGTGACCGTGAATACAGATTAGAAAATTTAGAAAAAGTTAAGGCTTACGCTGAGTGGTACAGAAACCAACCAGAGAACCAAAAGAAAAAGAAAGAGTACCAAACTAATTATTACAAGACTAATAAAGAGCAGTTCAAGGAGAAGGGTCGGCAGTATCGCGAGAACAATTTAGAAAAGGTTAGAGCAAGCGAGAACCTTAAAAACCGACGCAGGAAGGCTGTGGAATCTGATGGTCACACCCAAAAGGAGTTACACGATTACTGGAGAGCGATCGGCATAGATCCTAAGCGGTGTACCTACTGCGATGCGTGGCATACCAAATGGGACAACAACTGGAAAACCTCAGCAGGTGATCATGTGGTTCCGCTTTCAAAGGGAGGCAAAGACTTTTTGGAAAATATCGTGCCATGTTGTTTCTCTTGTAACGGATCTAAATCAGCCAAGATTCTTTACGAGGAATGGACACCACCCAATCGACGATGACCTGTCGCCTAAGTCGTCTAAATTCACACGCCAAATTCACACCTACCCGGTCACCCGGAGAGCGCCGGGGGCGCTCACGCTGAACTCAACGCCTGGACCGGAGGCAAAATTCACAGGTAATTTTCGAGTTCCGGCTGTGTGAGGGTTCGGGGTCGACCATCATCGCTCTCCTCCCTCAATCGAACATATGTTTGCCCATGGATACGGGCGTATATGGGCACAAATAAAGAAAGCCCCTCAGACCGCCACAGCGACGATCTGAGGGGCGTTCGCCCTATTCAGGTAGTACTACACCTAGAGCGGTGAGTTCTGCGTCTCTCTCGGCTCTCTCGGCTGCGAGACGGGCGACCCTTTCGGCTCTCTCTTTCTTCTCAATCCTTGCGAACGCTATCCCCTCGGTTACGTGTACCAGTATGGCGTGAAGTGTCAGACCGATCGCCATTGCTGCAAGAACCACCACCACCATGGTGGTGGTCTCGTGGTGAAGTATTCCATAAAGTGTTTCTGCTATTGCTTCCATTGATTCATTCCTTTCTGTTGGCTTATTGAATCGTGGGCGCTGTGAGCCTTGCACTCACTCGGTGGCTTGGGTACCACTTGCGCCCGACCTGTTAGACAGGCTGCACCGTGAGAGTCTGACCGACTCGGTTATCGATGTTGGCTAGGAACTCGGCTGGATCCTCTGGGCACCTGACGGTTACCTGTCGGGCTACTGCTGTAGTTGCTTCTGCCTCGTGGTAAGAGTTAGTCCGCTTCTCAGGTCGTAGCCATGAGATGCGATATAGATCGTTGCCTAGAGCGTGGATCCAAACTTCAACAGGTGCGCCGGCGAATACTGTGAACTTCCCGCCCTTGCGTATCTCGGTTAATGGTGAGACACCCTCAACGCTGTGACCCTTAACGGCATCTCCGAGGTACTTAAGGAATGATCCTTGCATTCCTTTCTTCCCCATCTCTTTACCGTCTTTCACTCGGTGAGTGTTGAACTTAACCTCGTGTGATTCATTCATAATTTCCTTTCGTGTGCCCTGTTGGCTTATGTTGTGTTTGATGGGCACATAGTCATCTTATAGGTGACGCAACCCTTTCGTGCGGATACTTGCAAAGAAATTTAAATTTCTCATTACACGAATGTAATTTGAAATCAGATCATGACGGTAGGCGGTCACCACATGGCGCCATGAGATGGCACACCTAGGCACCCGACCACGTGACCCGACGACCACACCCGACGACCTCAACAGGTAGGCGTCACACCCTCGGCAGATCCACACGACCACACGACAGACCCGACCACGTGAGAGACGCTCTCAGACAGGGGTAGGCGTAGGTTCAGAAAGGGAAAGGGGGGCGGGGTCTCGCTTTGTTAGACAGTTTCTGCATTTTTGTAACACTTTTGTAGGGTCAACTGCGGATGGACTGTTGCCACCAGTGTGCTAGTAGTGTGATGTAGCCGACGGCGAGTGCTATCCAGATGTCTGTTCCTAGGTGGAGTGTGATGTCGAGGTTTTCTGGTATGAGGTTTGTTAAGTCCATACCTGGGAGTGTAGGGGGTAGGGGGTTGTTTTTTACTTTGGTTCGGTTAGGAGTCCCGTGTTTTGTAGGGTGGGGGTATGAGGTATCCGTTGGTGTCGGTTGATTGTCATGCTGGTTTGTCTATTGATGGGTATAGGGAGTATTTGGATCCTGTGTGGCGGGGTCCTTTTGATGAGTGGCGGGAGGGTTTTGTTAACCGGTCTGCTCGTTCGGTGGCCGGGGATCGGTCTAGGAATTGGGATAGTGCCCGTAGGGTGGCGGATTTGGATTATGAGGGGGTGGCTGTTGAGGTTGTTTTCCCTAATACGATCACTCCTTTCGCTTTGGGTAACTCGATTACGGGCCGTTTGCCTGTGACTAGGGCTGATTATGCTCGTGGGTTGGCTGGTATACGGGCTCATAACAGGTGGTTGAAGGAGTTTTGTGATGATTTGCCGGAAAGAAGGTGTGGTTTACCTCTGGTTTTCTTAAATGACCTGGATGACACGTTGGATGACTTGGATTGGATAGCGGAGAATGGGTTTACGTCGTTCATGTTGCCTCCTGTACCTCCAGACGGGGGTGTACCTGGGCTATACGACCCTATTTATGACCGTATATGGAAGGTAATCGAAGATTATGACCTCACAATCACCCAACATTCAGGCGCAGGAACCCCAAATTACGGAAATGTGCCCTCCGCGACGATACTTTTCCTCATGGAATCCGCATATTTCGCCCACAGGCACCTCTCACACATGATTTTGTCAGGAGTATTCGAAAGATTCCCCCAATTACGGTACGTCATGACCGAACAAGACGTCTCCTGGGTCATAAAAGAACTCGAATACATGGACGAATACCACCTATGGGCCACAGCAGGCGTAATCCCACAACTAGGAGACTTCCAAAACACCCTCCCCGACCAACCATCCGACTACTTCCACCAAAACGTATGGATAGGAGCAAGTTTCCCAACCCCCTCAGAAGCAGACGCCATGCAACAAGTCGGCGTAGACCGAATGATGTGGGGAAACGACTACCCACACAAAGAAGGAACCTTCCCCTACACACGCCAACACCTACAACGCACATTCCACAACTGGAAAGAAGCCGATCTCAGAAAAATTTTTTTCGAAAACGCCTGCGGCGTTTATCGGATTGACATTAACCAAGTAGAGGATGTTGTTGAACGTATAGGCCCCACTGTTAAAGAAGTCGCTACACGTTTAAAAGAGATCCCACCAGACACATTGAGCGTCGCCTTCATAAGACCGTAAAATAGTGTCAGAATTCACACCGGTTCTAGGTGTCCTATCCACTTCATTCACGTATTGTTGATCCTTGGCCCAATACAAAAATGAAGGTGATAATTAATGTTAAAACGAATTGCAAAGTTGTTCCGTAGGGGAGACCACTACCACTACTACTACCACGGACAGCAATTGTCTGACTCTCTCGAAAGAGAGATTCTTAAAACACGTTTTCGCCTGTATTAAGTCAACCACCGTTGCATGCATTAAAAGTTGAATATAAAGCCTTTGCGGCTTGACAACACGTGATAACGTTGGGTTATGACCAATCTGCCTACTACTTCTCAATGGGTGGATTTGTCGTTGCTTCATCCCGAGTTCAAAAGAAGACTCGAAGCGTATTTCGCTGACCCACGGATAAAAGGGAAAGTAAAAATCTGCTCAGGGGGAAGAACGTACAACCAGCAGAAAGAGTTGTACACGAAATACAAAAACGGGAAAGGCAACCTCGCAGCGAACCCAGATAGACGTTTCGGTCCCAAAGGATTAGACGGAAAAGGGATATGGCGAGGGTCATGGCACATGCAGCAAGTGGATTCCTATGTTTATGCCGTCGACATCCGGTTAACAGGACGAATCTCATGGGCAGTGGCACACGACGTCGCCGAAGATTACGGGATACGCAAAACAGTGCCTTCAGAGAACTGGCACATGCAACCCCGGTACACAAGCGAATGGTTCCCAGCGCCAGCGTTCGACAAAGATTACTCTGCGCCACCAACCCCACCCGCTGAACCTGTCTTACCTGACTTCAACGCCATATTGATGTACATCAGACAAGTCGGGGACGCTATCTCAATCCGGCCATTGCGTCGCAAGTCAGAAGGCAGACCAGTAGAGATGCTTCAGCGACGTTTAGCGGACTTAGATTTCAAGGTAGGGAACCCAGATGGCAAATTCGGATGGAAAACACTTTTCGCAGTCAGAAACTTCCAACGTGTAGAACGCCTAACCGTAGACGGTGTGGTAGGAAAGAACACCTGGCTAAAAATGTGGGAAGTAGACGACTGAGGTGACCATGCCGACGATGTATCCAGACCGATTGCAAGAATTACCTGAAGAGATGTTGGGTGAACGCCCAGACATAGACCCTTTTCTGGATGACACACCGATAGAGGCATCATGCTCACTAGAGAACCCCGAGACTTGCGAGTCTTGCCAGTAGTCGTTTCACTGCTCACAGCGTTAGTGGCAACAGTCGGGTGTATAGGTGTACTGTTTGGTATGGCCTTTATCCGAGAAATAAAAGAGATGCTCAGGTTATGACCCATGAGTACCACGCTCTCGGATCCTGACGACGAATTCATCCAATACCTTCACGATGAATGGGCTATGCGTACAGACGACCCAGACTCCGAAGACGAGTTCGGGAAATTCTTAAAAGCGTTTGTTGACATAGCGGGGGCCTGGGAAAAAGGAGACGATGAAGAGCCACCCAACGATCCGCTTGGCATAATGGGAGTCTGATGCTACGGATTAGCCCTTATTCTCATGGCGGCGTAGATCAAATTATTGAAGACATGCAAGGATGGGCTTGGGAGTTTGTCCACCACAAAGCAATCGGCTTTGAAGATTTACACCCGAGTAAAACAGAACAGCAAGCAATCATGAGAGCGCTTTACGACAGGTTCGACACACGGTGCACAGAATGCAACGAAGCGCCTCGTCCGAGCCTGATAACACAGTTAGGGATTCATGACCAAGGGTTCTTCCACGGTGAGATTGAAGAAGTCGAAGAACGCAATTGGCATATGGATGACGCTACCTTTGAAAAAACGACAGCGATTATTGGTTTGCATCTAATCGAGTTTGCTCATCCCCCTGGGCCAGTCGGTAACACCGTGTTCTGTGACATGGAGCGGCTTTTCCAACAAGCCCCTGAAGAGACACAAAGGTATGCACAACAAACACGAATGTGGCACACAGAGCCGGAAGGTGCATCTGATGGTGTCGAAGAAAGAGATTACGCAATCTCAGGCGCAGTTCATGACGGTGTCCGTATCCACCCTGCGACTAAACAAATGAGTTTCTACGTTCCTAATTTTTGGTTTGAACCAGAAGAAGGGAGCACGCCAGAGTTCGTTGAGTACATCGAATACATAAAAGAACAGGTTTATGATCCCTCGAATCAAGAAAGATGGATTTGGAACGAAGGCGACTTTCTTATTTGGGACAACAGAAACCTGATGCACACAATGAGCGGAGGGTGGGCTGCTGGGGAACGAGTTTTTAATCGTTCCTCGATAGGGCACGAAAAACCAATCGGGGTTTCTCAAGATCTGTTACTCTTTCAGTAAGCCTCACCGCTTTCTGGAGTTCCCATGCAATCTGTCCCAATCAAGGACGCCCCTAACAAGATCTATTCGGGTAAAACTAATAACGCCCGAGGTATCGTCGTCCACCACACTGCGTCTTCAAAAAAATCTAAAGACGAGAACGTCATCCAAATGTGTATCCGTGGCGTTAACAAAGTCCCAGGGCCTCTCTACAATTTTCTCATCTCTGGTGATGGGACGATCTGGGCTCTCACGGCAGAAAACATAAAAGCCAATCACGCTGGCCGAGGTAACAAGTCGGTTCTTAATGATGTGATGAATGGGGTGCCCGCAAAAGGTAAAGCGACGACACCAGGAACGATTTCCGCTAACAGCCGTTTCTTCGGCGTGTCGATCATCAATGATGGATTAGGTCAAGAAATCCCCTCGGCTCAATACGACGCTTGTGTGGCGGTCTGCGCGTATCTCTGTGACAAGTATGGAATCAATCCCCTCTCAGGGGTGATAGGTCACTCTGAATGGACGTCAAGAAAGGTGGACCCAACTTTCGATATGGGTCAGTTCCGTCAAGCAGTTGTTTCTCGAACTTCGCAGGTGCCTGAAGTGGCTCGACTAGTAATCGCTGAGAAGCCAGATGAAGAACCAGCGCTTGTTGCTGCGCTCACTGCTGAGAAACCACCAGAGACAAATATGAGATTCCCTGGCACGATGCGTCGAGGGTCAAGATCCCAAAGTGTCAAGTTGGTCCAAAGAAGAGTCGGCGCTAAGGCTGACGGCATCTACGGGAGAGGCACCGCTTGGAAAGTGAAACAGTGGCAGCGCAACTACAACAGGCAACGCGCTGTGACCACGAACCCTCTTTCAGTTGATGGTGTGGTCGGCCCCCTGACATGGAGGGCAATGGACCTCTTTCCGAAGGATATTGAAGAGACATCAGCAGGCTTCTTTTAAATTAAAGTTGCAATTGACTCCTAACCCTGTATACTAGGGGTAGACGATAAGTCATCGTCTTACATAAGAAATAACAATTTAGGAGCAAGAAATATGTCCCCAAGACAGAAATATGCACAACGAATCCACTTAGAGCGTGCGATGAAGTTCGCTCAAAGGTTGGAGGACGGTTGGGAGTACCATGAAGAACTCCGCCTCGAAGGAAGGCTCCCTTTAATAAAAGGGCGACGCTTTCAATTGCAGGGCGAGTCCGGTTGGTTTATCTTCCACTCCGTTTACTTCGATCCCCGTCATGGAGAGAACGGCGTAAGAATTATCGAATGCTATGGCCCTCTTACCAAAGCCGGTGATCCGAAGGCAGGTTGCCATCGCCATGACTTCCCAATAGACGAAGGATTGGAATGGAACAAAAGAAAACTCGTATACACAGTCAAGCGTGTTGAAGCAAAGAAAGAAAGAGAGGTCAGGTAATGGCCCATACAAAAGATTCACAAAAAGGCAGGGTCTATGCTGCCGAACTGGCAATAGAGGAACACAAAGGACGAACCTTTGACTCCATTGAAGAGGTGTACAAGTTTCTTCATGGCGTGATCGAAAGGGACACCTTCGCACGTTGGTTCCCTAGGGCCTACTCCCAACTGACTTCCCTCAGCGATTGGGAACGCACCCGTCCACCCAAGTGGCGATTAAATGATCGCCGATATAAGGAGTGGGCGGCGTATGACCATAAAAAAGTCTTCGGTCGAGAAGAAGGTCTTTGGGTTTCGTGGAACCACAGAAACAACAACGGTAGAGGGGGCGGCGCCTATTGGATGCCAGGAGACAAACGTATCCAGATGTCTGACTACCACGCCAATGAAATGATCTGTCTTCACGAACTGGCTCACGCCGTCTGCCAATACGAGTTTGGTACTGGGGTGAAGCACCACTGGCAGTTCTGCATGGTCTACCTCAAGTTGGTAGGCAATGTCATGGGTGTCGAGGCTCGCAACATACTTCGTCAATCCTTCAAGGACCATAAGGTGAAGTACACCAAGCCTCGTGCCAAGAGAGAACTCTCTGAAGAGCAGAAGGAAGTTCTTAGGGCTCGCATCGCTGTAGCCAGAGCAGCGAAGGAGGCTAAGAATACATGAGGGGTAGGGGGTGGATAGGTTTCGACGTTGGTGAAAGCCGCATGCGGAGCACCAGCGGACGGGGGTTCAACTCCCCCCACCTCCACAATTTTTTTAAAAGGTACTTGTCAAGTGGCACAGGACGACCTATAGTACAGATGTACGGCAGGGGATTAGTTGCTAGTGAGGCTAACTGTCGATTAGATACCTCCGGGTTTCTATATAGATTTTCACTAGTCATGCAGGGGTGATGGCTTACACCCCCGAGGGGGACGCCGAGGCCCCCACAAAGATAAGAAAGAAACAATTCAGGGGTCTCATAGTCTTCTTGGAGGTGGACTATGAGACCCTCTCACAATAGAGAGGTAAAACTAAAATGGCAGAAATATTTGCAGACAATGGTCTGATTATTTACATGCCCAGTAACGAGATCCCAACTAACCCTTACTGGAAAGCATTCATGCAGGTCGCAGTCTTAACCGAGACGATGGACATTGTTGAAGGTGAAGAAGACTTTGTTGTGTTCCGTGATGAGGATGACGACATTTTGGCAATCCAAATGCCAGAACCAGTAGACGAATACCAAGTCCCTTCAGAACGAATCATCAACATGTTGAGGGCTGTTATCGATGAAGAAGAACTCACGGACCTTTTAGAACACGTCCGTGAGGTTAAGGCTTCACTCGTATGACAACCCCCAAGATCCCGACTGTTCATGAGAATGACTCTCGTCTCTATCTTTGGGAAGATGAAAAACACCCAGGGGTGACAAGTGTCGTTGGCATGCTCCCTAAACCCGGCCTCCAGTTTTGGGCGGCGAAGAAAGCCGCTGAAGCGGCAATCGAAAAAGGGACAGTCACAGAGAGGGATAAAAACTTTTTACAAACCGCTCACATGCGAGACAGGGACAACGCTGCTGACATAGGCAGCAATATCCATGATCTCGTTGACAGAAAAATCAACGGAGAAGAACTCACTCTGGATAACGACGAAGCAAGTTTCATGGATGGCTTCGATCAATTCGTGGAAAGGTTCAGTCCGCATTGGTTACATACTGAAGAGACTGTTTTCGGTCGTTATGAAGAGTTCACATACGCAGGGTCTTTCGATGCGATTGCGACAATCGATAACTCCAATTGGCTTATCGATTTCAAAACAACTCGTTCAGGCGTTCACCCAGAGGTTGCATTACAACTCTCTGCTTACATGAATGCCTCACGAATCATTCACCCTGATGGTTCTTCTGGACCAATCCCAGAGATTGATCACTGCGGAGTCTTGTGGCTACGACCTGATCAATGGTCATTCCAAGAATTGAAACCAACCCAAATAATGGGAGGTATGGGGGATGACTTTTGGCACCAATTCGGTGCACTGCTTAAAACATGGCATTGGGAAAACGGAGGAGGTAGAAAGAAGGCTCTAGGAATGATTCACGCATCCGGTGCGACATTCAACGAGCCGTTCTAAACTGTACTTATGGCCACTTTTACTTATACATTCGCTGGGACAGAGGGTGAAATCACCCCGTCGTGGGCGACGATTGACGACCGTAAGGTCGATATCGACAAAAAACAGCAAAGACTCATTAGCACAGCAGCCTTTATCGGTGTCTATTGGCAACAGCACCGTTATGGACCAACACTGCGTGAGATACAAAAGGAAATGAAGACTGCGTCCTTGACAACAATCAGGGAAGACATAGCAATTCTCGCTGATGATGGGTTTGTTACCTACATCCCGAAACAGGCTCGCACCCTCGTTCCAACTGATAAACTACTAGAACAGATATAACACCTAGCCAGGAAGGAAAGAAATAATGGCTGTTGATAATAATGTTGCACTTGCAGGCAATCTGGTCGCTGATCCAGAACTGCGTTACACCAACAATGGGGCGGCAATCGCTAATTTGCGTATGGCAGTTAACCGGCGTTGGAATAAAGACGGTGAATGGGAAGAGGAAACCTCCTTTTTCGATGTCACCGCTTGGGCACAGTTAGCCGAAAACTGTGCTGAGACTCTCTCTAAAGGTATGAGAGTTAATGTGATAGGCCGCTTAGAAGAGCAAACATGGGAAGATAAAGACACCAAAGAGCCACGCCGCAAGGTCGTGATCATTGCTGACGAAGTTTCCCCATCTTTACGCTGGGCTACTGCGGCTATCTCTAAGCAAGGTAAGGGTGGTGGAGCCCCGTCCTCTTCAGGTGGAGGGAGCAAACCACAAACCGCAGAAGAGCCGTTCTAATGCAAGGGGCATATGAGACCCCATCTGGCAGAGTCGTGAGCATGTACCAGCCTTCATTCGAATATGGAGGGTCAACAGGGAGTGCATGGGGGTCAGATACTTCAAAAGCAAACGCTACTTGGCGAGACAGTGTCGCTAACACTGTTCAAGCCCGAGTAATGAACTGCATCCATTCAGCGGGGTATGACGGTAGAACATGCAAAGAGATTGAAAATCTTTTAGGCATGACACACCAAAGCGTTTCAGCATCAATCCGCAACATGGAACTTGACGGATATGACGAGACAAAGCCTTTTTCTGCTTGGAACTGTGGCAAAGTCGTTAAGTTGAAAATCACTCGTGGTGGGCAACATGCCTATGTGACCAGAGAATGTTCCCGAACAATGATGAGTAAGGATTTGGAAGCCCCTAATCCTCGTCGTCTATCGTATAAAAGCAAATATGACAGTTTAAGAAAAGACATTTCTTCTTTAATGGATGAGATGAGCAACGATTACTCATGGACATGGTACGAAAAACTCAACAAGATCTACCAAGAAAATCAATAACCCCTCCTGCCACGGAATATTGCACGTGGTGTGAAGGGATAATGATCGGCGCTGATATAGGCATGTCCCATTGCTCTGATTGTTACAAAGAGTTAGGTGGTTGGGGGAACGGATGAGTTACACCCAGCGGACAAGCAAAGTCGGCAGAAAATATGTTGTCTGGGAAGAAAGTGACTTTGTTAAGCACGGCTTCATAGCGACTTACGTGTTAGGCAAATGCAGGTGTGATGTGTGCACTGAGCGGTGGGATAAATGGGTTGAAGACGCCCCTATGCCCAGAGGCCCAGTTCCAGAAGACTGGGACATTATGGATTACACGCCTTACGGCTTATAAACGGATATCTATATGTTTGATTGCTTTCCTGGTAGGGAGAGCATCGTTAGATAAGCGGACAGTCCCGAAGTTCTTTTTGACGACACCCCCGCAACCTTCACAAGGTTCGTCGTAAATTTCATCAAACCCATGCTTGACGTCTAATTCAAGACCGCAGTCAACACAGTTATACAAATAAGTAGGCATTACTCACCTTGCATCATTTCTGCAATCTCACCCCAGTAAGAAGCAGGGGTGCCTGAGTAACGCATATCTAAATTCATTTCAGGGAAGTTGATCTTTGGGTGATCTAAAACTACAGAAAAGTGTCGCACTAACGCTCCAGCCGCATCGGTTGTATCGATAGTACCCCCAGGCGCTCCTTGTTCTGACCAGCGCCCAAAGGCTTCTCCCATTAATGGCCCTAAACGATTAGCGACTTCGGTGGGGGCAGTCCATCCCATGACTACTCGGATGAAGCGGTAATCAGGTTCTTCTACTCTCCAAGTTCGTATGCATTGATCAAGAGCCGCTTTTGAGGCTGTGTATGGAGCCAAGAGAGCCAGTCGATCGTCAACAGTCCGGGATGATAAGTAAGCAATCGCTCCATCAGGGTTCATGTAGGGCAGAACAGCCGCTGTCGCTAAATTAGCGCCAACCACATTCGTCCCATACAACTCTTGCCAATTGCTCATTGTGTCTAGATCAATATCGCGGAGTCTTAGTAAACGAGCAAAGCCCGCGCAATAAACAACAAGGTCGAAGCCCCCAAGATGCTCGTTGGCCTCCATAGCCATGTCCATCATGTCTTCGGCGACTGTCACATCTGCTTCGATTGGTTTAGCGGACATAGAGATTAAAGGACCGTTGTTGACAGTGAACTCTTCAAGAAGTTTGCGGTAACGACGAGCGACAACAACAACTTGGGCACGGTCAAGAGATGCTTCTTTAGCGATAGCAGCGCCAATCCCTGAGGATGCGCCAATCACTAAAACTCTTTTACCCTCCATCTATAAAAGGGTATCAGCGTTTCCCGCCGTCGTAGGGTACTGCGTGTCCTGTTTCGATAAGAACGTCGTTTAAGCACACACCTTCTTGGTTAAGGACTTTCCCCAAAACTCGCCCAAACTTTCCTCGTCCATCCAGAGAGGTTTGGATTATCGGGTTCATGCCTGCGTGTTCCAGTAGCCAGCGTCCAACAAAGTCTTTAGCGGCTAGGCCACGTTCCTTTTCTTCAAGGTCCCTAGTGCGTGACTCTGGGGTGTTAATACCGACGAGGCGGATCCGCACGTGGTATTTGATATCAAACCCAAGATCTAGGTCAACGTCGATTGTGTCGCCATCGACAACTCTTGTCACCGTTGAACGGTAGTGGAACAGGTTGTCAGCGCTCATAAATTTATGTTAGCCCTAATCGCTGACCTCTAGGAAGATGCACTCCCCTGGGCATTCCTCTGCTGCTTCTATAGCGGCTTGCACATCACTAGCGGGAACATTTGCCATGCCAGTTGACATCTGGAGGATTGGGTCTTCGTAGACGTTTTTCCCGTCGTTGTACACCGTTGGCCAGTCTGGTTCTTTGACGTAAGCCAAGCCATCTTGAGCCATCCCAAACACCGATGGGCATATCTCTTCACAGAGACCATCCCCGGTGCAGAGATCCTGGTCAATCCATACTTTTAATTTCACATCCTCATGTTTCATGCTGAGTTCTCCGAGTTGTTGTCTTCTTCTTCTTCTTCTGGCGGATAAGGCACGTCAGCATCTCGAATGGTTAGTCGATACCATCCGCTATTAGCGTTGTTATACACCGAAGCCCGTACTACATAGTCTCCCGCAGAAAGTTCTCTTGTTATGCGAGAGTCCCATGAATCTGCGACATTTTCGATAACAGGATCACCATTAGAAAGCGTTACGTTCGGTGTCTCGTCAGGATCAGTCGCGGTGCTAGGTGGATTACTGCACGCATTACCGCAATCTCTACCGCTGTCATCGTTGTATGCGATTTGATTACCAACTGTTATCGCATCCCTATCCCCTGAATGGTCGCCGTCATCTGAGTCTGTGTCGTGATTCAGGTAGATATAAGGATCTCCCCATTCATTGTTCTGCCCGAACTGCGTTCTGGTTAAGTTCGTTTCAGCGTCTATACGAATGTCCATAAGCCCATCGCCATCTGTGCAATCTTCTGTGGTTCCTCCTGCCTCCACACATGCAGTGTTTTCTTCAGCGGCGGTAGGTACTGAGAACGCAACCCAATCGTGGTCATTACGGCTATTGGAATCAACTATGCACCAGTCACCTAGACCAGTGAACCCACCCTGATCACAAGATGCAGGTATTACCTCAGTTGCAGTAGTTACAACAGCGTTGCTTGTCGTTGCTCCTGTGGAAACTGTCGTGAAGGTGTTCCCTGCAACAGCCCCGCTTCCGCCACAGGAGTAATTGTATTGATCCCCTCCACACCATGATGTTTCGGAATATGTCGTGAAGTGAACTGTCGAAACTTCTTGACTTTGAGTTGTTGTGGTGGTTTCAGTCGTGACCGTTTCATACCAATGCCCGTCTGTGCCTCTGGCTAGAACCGAAGTAGTTGTACTTTCGCTGGTAGTTGAGAGAGTGTTGGTACTTAATACCGTGTCACCCTCTTCGTCCCATGTGTTAGTGCTTTCGTCATACCAATAAACAGGTGGCGGTGGCGGTGGCGGCTCTGGTTCGGGCTCTGGTTCGGGTTCTATCTCTTCAAAAGGCAACTCCTCTTCATCCACTTGCTCTTCATCCACTTCCGTTTCTGGAGGTAGATCTGGCTCGGGTTCAGATTCCTCGTCACTTATGCCTTCTGTTTCCTCTGGGTCTATCCCCTCTTCAATGTCAGTTTCCCATTCTTGGTCGTCTAGGTCGCCTTCCCATTCGTCTTCTTCGTAATATTCGTCCCAATCTTCTTCAGTCCAACCAATAGTTGTGGTTGGGTGGGGACCCCATTCTTCTTCGTCCCATTCTTCTTCTTCTATATCGAGAAGCCATCCAAGATCCAGGTCGGGAAAGGTTTCTTCTTCTTCCTCTTCTACCCATTCTTCTGTCCATTCTTCTTCCCATTCCATGTCTTCTGGCCAGAATTCTTCTTCCCACTCGTCCCACTCTTCTTCAGTGTCGAGCCAGAATTCTTCTATAGCGGGAAGTTCCTCTATCTCAATTTCTTCTTCCCAAGTGGTTTCTTCCTCTTCCCATGTTTGCTCCATAGGCGGGCGGGCTTCCCAGAGAGGTTCTTCGTCTTCCCATTCGTCCATCTCGAAGGGGTTAAATGGTTCCTCTTCTAATTCGAATTCTTCCTCTTCCCATTCCTCTTCCCATTCCTCCTCTAATGTTTCAAACCATTCTTCGTCTTCCCATTCTTCGAACCATTCTTCTTCTTCCCACGCTTCGACCCATTCCTCTTCAGGTACCCAGGCTTCTTCTTCAAACCATTCGTCAATGTCTTCTACTTCTGCGTAAAGGGTTGCGTGGATCTCTGCTTCTTCTTCAAACCATTCTTCGTCGTAGGAAACTTCTTCCCAAATTTCGTCTTCCCAATATTCTTCATCGACTGTTTCTAGGATCTCTCGAAGGTCGAGAACTTCTTCAATCTCGTCTTCCCATTCCATTTCCCATTCTTCGCGTTCAATGATTTCTTCTGCGTAAGATTCACCCAGCACTTCTTCGAGGTTGTCGTCAATGATTGCTTGGTAGTACTCAGCGTCGCTGGCTACCCACGCTTCGACTTCCTCTTCTTCGAGAGTTACTTCGCCTGCTTCTTCGTCAAAGATGACTTGGATAGTTACTGGTGCTATCTCTTCTTCTGGTTCTTCTGGGAGAGTTGTTACAGGGCCTTCGTCAATTTCTTCTGGTTCTTCTTCGACTAAATAGTCGCTTAAGTCCACTTCGACTTCGGCTAAGACTTCGCCTGAGTCATCTTCGATAGCGATATCAAGCGTGACTGGGGCGGCTGGCACTTCGATTCCCTGATCAACGTCCGGTGTTGGTTCGGGCTGTGGGGTGATAACAACTTCGATTGCTTGGCCATCGTCTAGAGGTATATCAACTTCTAAGGCGTCGATAGCAATGGCGACTGTTGCATCTTCAACTTCCGCTATTTCAATGCTGTTATCTGAAAATGAGATAAGTGAAGCAGCCGGTATCTCTGGTTCAGGTTGGAGGGGGGACATTGGATCCCCCGTCCCTTCCTCTGCCGCTGGTTCAGGGGTATCTTGAATTGCCGCTTCAATTTGGATTGATTTTTCTTCGTTTAAAAGAAGCAAAGAATACTGTTGTTGTTCTTCAGGTTCGTCTAGGATCTCTTCCGCCTGCCCCTGCTGCTGTGGCTCTCCCCCCTCTGAGTCACCGGCAGTGGCGGGCATTTCAATTTCCTCGACGTTGGCATCAAATGTTTCAACGCCAGGTGGTAGGAATACCAAAACTGGATCAGCAGTAGAGGGCCCAGAAATTAAATATCGGTATGTGGCTCCAGGTATTTCATTAACAAACTTGCCGTCGTAATACCCAAGACGTTGACCGCTTTCAGTCTCAATCTTGATCGCCATTTGTTTGCTGCCTGAAGAAGCGACTGTGAGCATTGTGCCACTTTCAGAATCATTATCTGTAGGGCAGAATGAGCATGTGAACGGCCCTGAGCGTGAGCGCATAGGGGTAAGTTCCATTGTCCCCGTGCTGCCACTCCAAGCACTTGCAGCCTCAGTAGGGTTCGTTGCGGCTAAGGCGTAGGTCCACCCATCTCCGTTTACGTCTATCCAACGTTCTTCTGTAGGCCAGTTGGAGTCATAGATGTAGATGCGGTATCCACCCTCAACTTCTTCGACCCGGTATGGAGTTACTGCGTGACCACCCTCATCAGAGTAAATGCCAATGGTGTAGCCAGTGGAGGGCTGTCCGTTCTCGGCAAGTTCAAAATCTCGCAAAAGGACTTCCGCTAACTGAGCGGGATGTCGCTCTAGGTACGAGGAGGCTTCCTCTTGGACTTCAATGGCGAACTGTGTGACATACCAATAAACCAACTCTGATAAGAGAGCAGGGTCTTCTTTGATAAGAGCCGCCACTGTTTCAGCATCTTGGAAACCGGCAAGCGTTTTAGCATCTGCCGCAAGTCTGAGGCTTAGAACAGCCAACCCTTCACATAAACCGCCTTTCATTGAGCGGTTTGCCTGCGAAATCAGTTGAAGAATCACAGGGTATGGGGTGCATTGATTGTCTGTTACGTCTGAGCAGACTTGTGAGTCACCGTATAACCGGCGAGTCATATTGACTGTTAGGTCAGCGGGTGCTTCACCACCTCCAAAGTTTTGGAAAGAAAAGGCATCATTTTGGGGTTCATAACTAAGGGAGTAGTCATCAAGAGGCTCTGTTAAGTCCTGAACGATCTCAATTTTGGGCGCAGAAGTTTCTGGCGGTGATTCTTCCCTTCCTCCCTGACTGCTTCCACTTGAGCAACCGGCTGCGAATAACGCCCCGGCGCACAAGTACGCCAGGAGCCGGTTCATCGCTTACGGCGTCGTCGCTTGGTCTGATACCAGATCAACAGTCCGAGAAGGGCTGCGATAGCAGCAGCACCGATAATGACGGTTACTGAACCGCCTGGTGCTTGGCTCATGTCAAGCGAAAAGTTTTTGGTGCCTCCACCGAGAAGATCATTCTCAGATTTGAGTTCCGCAACTGCTTCTTCGAGTTGCTGCACCTGATAAGAAAGCGCTGCTTCGTCACTGCTGGAATCCCATAGGAAACCAAATGACCCTGCGAATGCAGCAGGAAGACCGAGGACCCACGCAATGTTGTCCTTTATTTTGTCAAAGAGGCTTAATGTGTCGTCAATTTTTTCTTTGACTCGTCCGGCCATTTTATCTGTGGCTTTTTCTATAGAAGTTTGGATATTCAGCAAGGCTTCGGTGAGAACTTCTGCATCTGATTGTTCTTCACTCATGACTGTTCCCTATATTTTTTTCGCAATGGGATTGGCCTACGTGTGTCGATACCGTCGCGGGGGGTGATCCATGATGTCCCTTTTGCGGGATCATGGTGTTGTGTCCCCCAGATGGTTTCTGTGTCCAAGGACTCGTCATAATTGGGCATATTCAGTACGGTCCTGTTCCACTTCATCTTCGATTAGACTTTTAAGATTCTCTATTTGATCTTCCATATAAGCCAGCGCAGCAGACAACCCGTCAAGAATGTTTGCTCTCTGTTCCCAATGCTCTGTCATATCCATAAGACGATTTTTCCAGTTGGGATCGTCTAAGGCGGTGAGGGTCAGGTGAGAATCAGTGGCTTATAAACGGGCCCTCTACCGCTGTTGGGCTTGCGGATGGTATGTGGGAAAGCGGATTTTAATCAAATACCAAGATGAATGTCCGAACTGTTGTACAGTTGTTGATATTGAGTTCGAGCCAACTCAAGACGACATAAAAGAACTGGGGAAAAGACTAAGAGATGAACGAAGACGTAAACCCTGACGTTATTTGCGACAGAAGTATCACCATGTGGCCCGGTCAAGCCGGGGACGTAGAAGAAGAACGCTCTACTGAGTGGTGGGATGATCTTGCTGAATTAAATCCTGAAGCGTGTATTTTTGACGGCCCAGGACCAAAAACATTGTTCGATAGTTGCATTGTTGGTTATGCAAGTCGCCCAGGCATGGAACCTGTCATTGTTTATGACGAAGATTTAATGATTGAACGCCTATCAGAAACAATGGGTCTTGAAGACGCCGTTGATTACCTGTGCGCCAATACATTTTCTGCCTATCTTGGGGAAGGAACTCCCATGATTTTGCGTAGGTATGAAGACGGTGCCAGGACATAGTTTGGGTCATAACTATAGGTACACAGTGAAGAAAGATAACCAACTGAAAACAGATTGGTTTGATAAAGCACTTTGCAAAGGAACTAGCACGGCTTTATTTTTTCATGATGATCGGCGCGAACCTGAACAGACAAAAGCGGCAAAAGACGTTTGTAAAACATGCCCTGTCTGCAAAGAATGTTTGAAATACGCGATGGAAGCACCAATGGAGTTTGGTATTTGGGGAGGGCTAACTCCTCGTGAACGATGGAGACTTGAGAGGGCGAATCGCCGCCGGTTTGGTACCGACGGCGACTCTGGATGACCACCTCCCCGTGCTCTAGACGGATTGACCCCATTGTGTCACCAGTGAAAAGGAAGTCAAATGGCTAAAAGAGGCAAGAAAAAACAGAAAAGCGATCATCGGGAAAACGCTCGTCACGCAGTTTTTGAAGGAGGCCCATGGGATGGAAAGAAATGGTGGATTGTTTATCCATGCCCAAAGAAACTTATGATGGATATGGGGAGAGAGCCATATTATTTAGCAGAAGGAGGGATGAATCCTCCTAAATATGTGCATGATCCCGATAGGTTTGAAGAAGAGGAGGAAGTTGATTTCAGATGGCAGTAATAGGTTTAATTTCACCCGGTCAAATGGGAACTGGGATTGCCCGTGCCGCACAAGACAACTTCCATGAAATCATTTGGGCTAGCCAAGGGCGGTCAGAAAGAACGAAACAACGAGCCGACAAGTATGACTTCCGGGATGTTGTCACTCTGGAAGAAATGGCTAGGCAAACAAAATACATTCTTTGCGTTGGCGTTGATTATGGGAACCCTGATTGGTCAATAGAAACTCTGGATCGTGTAGGTGAGGCTGGTTTCCGAGGGGTTTATTGTGACGCGAACACTAAACCTCCCGAACGGAAACATGTTTTAGAAACGAATGCTAAGGCGCACGGGATTTCTTATATAGATGGGGCTATATTCGGTAACCCTCCCCCGCAGGGGAAAGTGGTGAGGGGCTACATTTCTGATACTGACTGGTCAGAAGACTTCGCTTTATTATTTGGTGGGCCAGCAAGCACTTTTCGGTGGATCCCAATAAAAGGAGATCCCCAATTTTTGAAAATGGTTTTCAGCGCTGCTATCGGGGCGTTTAATTCAATTTCTGTTTTAGCGAACAGATCGTTAGATGATCCTGAGTTAGTTCAACACCTAGTTGCGGAATTGACAGATGGGGCGTTTGATCATCGGATCGATGGTAAACATATGGGCTTATTTCCGGGATGGTAGATGTACCTATCACCCCAAAGGGTCTAGGAGGCGTAGGCTATGGGCATGTCTAATATCCCAGCGTTAATAACCTGGGCGGGGTTGAGTATGGTCGCAACAATTGGTGTGGTGCTGATAGGGGCACTGAACATAAAGGAAAAAATCGCTACCGTGGCTTTAATCTCGGGCGCATCAGCCGCAATTATGTGCGGATTCACAATCGGGGTCTCTTGGGGACTCGGTGCAGCCGCTGGTGTGCTGATTGGTATTTCACTTCTAATGGGCTACGAGGGCTGATATGGGATTTCTTGATGGTTTAAATTTCACTGGCCACAACAGAGAGGGGTGGGAACGAAACATATCTGTAGGAGGAAAAGCCTTCTACTACAACGAAAATATGGGTCGTCTCAACCCGATCGAAGGTGGTAAGAAAAAAGCGTACAAAGATGACTGGGATGTTGATCGCGCTGTAAGCGAAGGTAACGATCGTGTTACTTGGGTTTACAAAAGTGTGTATGCAATAGCATCGAACGCTGCCCGTTTGCCAGTTGAAGTATTAGATGAAGAGAATGAAGCAGTATCGAATCCGTTGCTCCCCATTCTGAACCGTAAGGCAAACCCTCATCACGACGCTTACAACTTCAGGTTCCAACTTTCTTCACAAGTTCTTCTTTCGAAAAGAGGAGCGTTTATTGAAATTGTTAAAGACCGCTTAGACAACGTTGTTGGTTTGTATTTGCTTCCTCCTAATTGGACTTTCCCTATACCAGACCCTAAGAAGTTTGTTTCTGGTTATTCAGTCCAAGTCCCGAACACCAAAGAACGGATTGTTAAACCAGAAGATGTGGTCTGGGTCAGAATTCCTCACCCCACTGACCCTTACAGGGGCCAATCACCTTTAGAAGCCTGCGGTTTAGCAATAGACATTGACTACTACTCACGTATTTACAACCGCAACTTTATGGTTAATGACGGACGCCCAGGCGGAATCTTGATGGTTCAAGGTGAACTTGATGATGATTCAGCAGACGAGATACGTCGCCGTTTCTTAGGGAACACTGGTTCTGCTCTTGGGGGCGCTGGCCGTATGACAATCATGGAAGCCGAACAGGCTAAATGGATTGACACTTCGATAGGTCAACGTGACGCTCAGTACACAGAGACGAAGCAATTGGCCAAAGAAGAAATCCTTATGGCTTTTGGTGTCCCTGAATCAGTTATTGGTAACGCCAGTGAGCGTACATTTGCTAATGCTGACACTGAACTCGAAGTGTTCTGGCGTGAAACCATGCTCCCTCATTTGATGCTCATCGAACGTGCATTCGATCGTTTAGACGGATCGGATGAATTGACAGTCAAGTTCAATCTTGATGATGTGGCGATTCTTTCCAGAGATGAACGTGAGCGAGCCGCTTACCATCTTGAAGAACTTAAATTCGGTGCTATCTCAATAGATGAGTACAGACAAAAGACAGGACGGGAGCCTGTAGGTGCTGACTTGATGTGGATTCAAGCGAACTTGATGCCTATCGGCCAAGCAGTTGCTGATGGTGAAACACCGTCTTCGGAATTCTCGCCGCCACAATTAGAAGATGGGCAACCGGGTGTTTTGATGCCGCATGCACCAATGGTGAATCCACCAGTCGAACCATCAGAAGTAGTCCCTGAAGCCGCTTCTCTTAATGGAGCCGTTGAAGAGAAGTCGGAGGGTAAGGAGTCCACCCCTTTAGATAGTGTTTGGGGGTTCTCCTCAGGAGAGACTTTTATCGATGAGAAGGCCGCTGATCAGATTCGTGGTCGCAGAGATCAACAAATGATGCGATTGAGTGAATCGATCTCTTTGCAACTTGGCGCTTATTTCCAAAGACAGAAACGTGTTGTTCTAGAGAAATGGAATGGGAAGAAGATTCGGGAAAAAGTCAATAAGGGTATTGCTGTTTCCGTGAACGACATCTTGGATATTCCTAAATGGGACAGACAATTAGTCGCAGATGCCAAAACCTTTTTAATGGCCACCATTATTGATGGTGGTAATGAAGTTGCTTTAATCACCGGTAAGCAAATTGACCCTGATGAAGAATTAGTTGCAGCGGGTGTCATAGCAGGGTTGACCCATGTCGAAGAAATAAACAGGACAACAAGAAAGCATCTTGAAGAAAAAATAAATGAAGGGCTCGCCCTAGGGAAGTCCGTTGATGACATCGCAGCGGAAATAGAAGATGTGTACGCCAAAGCGATGAAGAACAGGGCTCGTGTAGCAGCATCGAACATTGTTGCATTTGGTGTTAACCAAGGGCAGATGATTCATGCACTCAAAGAGGGGTACAGTTACAAAGTTTGGTTGTCTCAACAAGACGAAAAAGTAAGAGCGACTCACACCCATGCCGATGGTCAGGCAGTACCTATTGAAGAGCCGTTTTCCGTTGGGGGTTATTTAATGATGCACCCAGGAGCACAAACCGCCTCAATAAAAGAAACAGCAAATTGTCGTTGCACGATGGTTTTTACTAACAATCCGTCTGAACAGGGGCTTTTGCAATTTGGTCTCGACAGGGCAGAAATAGCAAATTTAAGGGATTCTGAAGCGCTTCAAGCAGTGTTCTCCGTATAGTCTTCCTGAACGCTCCGCCACGTTTCCGTCTAGAGGGCATAACCTAGGGTAAGAATTCGCCTTAGGAGGCCCCGTGGAACTGGAATCCAAACAAGCCACCGTAGAAGCAAAAGCGGTAGACGATGCTGAAGGCATTGTCGAAGCAGTTGTTTCTGTTACAAACATTGTTGACAATGTCAAAGATGTCATTGTCCCTGGTGCTTATGAGGACACTCTCCAGAAACGGGTGCCTAAAGGTGTTTGGTCTCACGACACAACTGTGCCTGTCGCACGAACCGTTAAAGCAGAAGAATTGTCTCCAGGTGATGACCGCCTCCCTGAGCACTTACGAGCACAAGATGCTGGTGGTGTTTTAGTGAAGATGCAATTCAATTTGAATACAACTCGTGGCAGAGATGCATATGAAGACATCAAATTTTTCGGTGGTGAACAAGAATGGTCGATTGGTTATTCAGTCCCTGAAGGAGGCTCCGAAATGAAAGGCGATGATGGTATTCGCCACATTAAGAGACTCGAATGGTATGAATACTCGCCTGTTCTCTTTGGTGCCGCCCCTGGCACTAAGACCGTCAGCGTTAAAGACGAATCTGTTCTTTTGAGCACGACTGAAGATGACTTCGAAGATGTAAAAGGCCCGATCCGTAGTCATAAAACTGGGATCAGGGACGAAGGCTGGTATGACAAAACTGCATACAGGAACATGCGTTCGCCTGCTGATAAAGCATATTTCTCAAAGATCTTTGCCTACCATATAGATGGTGAGGACCCAACAATGAAGACGAACTATACGTTTGTCCATCACTTTGTTGGGAGTGACGGGAGGCCAGGGCCAGCGGCTCTGTCGGCCCTTCAGAATACCTTTGGTCTTCTCAATGGTGCCCGCAATGGCACAAAGTTGAGAGGTTCAGATAGGAAAGGCGTTTATAACCACATCGCACGCCATTACAGGGATGACGGTAGAACACCGCCAGAACTTAAGGCTGATGAGTACATAGACGCAGTTATGGAGATGAAGGAAAACCTTCCTGAATCTTTTCATGAAGAAATCGATGCTCTTATCGAAAAGGGCGCCGAATTATTTGAAATCAAGTCCAATTTGGAGGACACAATGGCTAACGACGCCGAAATCACAGAAACAACTGACGCTGAGTTCGTCGCCGAAGACGCCCCAGTGTCTGTCCAGTCAGTATTAAATGATGCAATCGCTGCCTTGAATACTCTTTCAGAACGCCTCGGCGATCTTGAAGAGAAAGCAGGCGACGCCGCAGGCTTCTCGAACACCGAACCAGATTCGGCTGAGAGAGCAGAAGGCGCAGGCGAAGATGCACCTGAGGTTGTAGAAAACCTTTCCCATGGTGGAACCAACACTCCAGCAGAAATGGAAGTTGAAGGAACCCCAGCAGGTAACACTGATAAACCAGCCAAGAAGCCTGCGGCTAAAAAGCCAGCGGCTGAGGAAGAAGCAGCGGACGAAGATGCTGAAAAAGCAGATTCCGAAGCCATCACTGAAGAAATTTCAGAAGAGTCAGAGGAAGTTAAAGAAGCACCTACTGGTGTTCTAGGTGACCTTGATTTGGCTGAATTACGCGAATTCCAAGATCTGGTTACATATTCCGATTTAGGGGAATGATGTAGATGCTCGTAGGGTCACCCAACAGGGTGACTTTATGGGTTAAAATAAGGCTGGTGGAGTGCAAGCGCTCAGGAGCCTTAATATATGCCTGATTTATATGCGGAGATGAAGGCCCGAGAAGGGCACGCTCAACGCTTTCTATTAGACGCAATTCTGGATTCTATGCCTGAAGACGATAAGAATTCGTTGATTACCGCTTTAGAAGACGCAGATATTCCCCACGTTGCTGTTTCTGATGTTCTAACCGCTAACGGGTATAAATGTTCCGCTGGGGCTGTTAGAAATTACCGTCAAGGAAAGTTACAGCATCAGAAAAGAAAACGGTAAATGGGCGAGGCTTTTAAAGAAGAGTTAGCGAAATCTCGTTTAGGCAAAATTGCCGACCTCTTGGAACGGTCTGGGATAGAGCCCGAGGAAATAGGGACTGTTGAAAAGGTTCGAATTTCCGAGTGGCAAGGTCTGACGAAGAACGAGGAAGGCGAGGCAGAGATCCATGATTTGGGTGGGGTTTCTGTAGTTATCAATCCTGCTTGGGCGAATGGCCCTGAATGGCCTGTTGTTCAGCAAGCAGCGCCAGTAACTATAAAGCACTTGCCAAAGAACCAGCAACCCGCAAAGGACACCAAATATAAAACTGCTGTGATCATGCCTGACCCCCAAATTGGCTATCGCATGTACGAAGACGGAGAGATGGACGCTTTCCACGACGAAGACGCCATGGCTGTCGCTCTTAAAATTCTTAGAGATGTGGGGGCTGACACAATCGTTAACCTTGGGGACTTCCTGGATTTCGCTGAGTTCGGCAAGTTTGAGATGGAACCTGCCTTCGCTAAGACATCACAAGCAGGCATCGACCGAGGCCACCGGTTCTTGTGTGAGCAAAGGGCTAACGCCCCAGATGCTCATATTGTTTTATTGGAAGGCAACCATGATCGACGGTTGCAAAAATCTATTACCGCGAACACGGCTGCCGCACTCCACTTAAAACGGGCAGAAGAACCTGACGACTGGCCTGTTATGTCAGTGCCGTTTTTGCTGAGGCTCAACGAAGATCATTTGAATGTTGAATATGTGGGGGGTTACCCAGCAGGCATTTATTGGGTGAACCAGAATCTCGCTTGTATCCATGGGCATATAACACGGAGTCGTGGCTCCACAGTTAAGGCAGTAGTGGATGATGAAAGAACCAGTGTCATTCATGGGCATATCCACAGAATCGAACTCCAACATAAGACCCGTCGTACTTATGAGGGAGCAAAAAGAAGTCTCGCTGCTTCCCCAGGTTGTTTGTGTCGCATCGATGGGGCGGTACCCTCTACTAAGGGGTCAACAGACCCTCACGGCAGACCGGTTAATGCAGTGGAAGACTGGCAACAGGGCATGGCTGTAGTCACATACGAGGAAGGTAACGGGAATTTCAATGTCGAACTCATCCCAATCTCCAGGGGAGAAGCCATCTTCCGAGGTAAGTACTACTCCGTATGAAGCGGGACTTGAGCAAACAACCGCAAATTTTGCATTCGATGACGACATCCCACAAGCAAAACATTTCCCTGTAATAACAATTGTTCTGTCATTAGATGATCCTTCAGAACCTAACCATGTTGATTTAGGTACTGTCCCTCCTCAAATAGCAGCAGCGTCCTTGCAAAGTATCTCTAATCAACTAAGGAAACTCAGTTGGCCGAGCAGAGTGACTTATGCAGGGCAAACTGTCTTCGATCCCGCACAAATGTTACCTGAGTTTGATGATGAAGAGCCTTTTGAGCCACCTGAGGACATCGAATAGTTTGCCCCTTCGGTAGACCCTTCAACATTTACACGCACAACCGTGCCACGATAAGTAAAGCGAGGTGCTTACCTCGTGTACATTTATCCACTTTACTAACACGAGGTAGACCAATATGGCAGTTACAGATTCCTCTTTGAGGGAACTAAAATCTGCTCTCCGCGACACTCTCGCTGAAAACGATGCAATCGTTAATCACGCAGAAGCAAATCGCGAAGAGGGCGGACCTGACATTCAGGTCGAAGCAAAGCACATCGAAGGCTTTCGCGCCAATCTCGCTAAGGCACGTGATCTGCGCGAGCAGATTGAAGCCTTGGAAGGCCAAAAGGAAATGCAGGACTGGGCTTCTGCTGCTCCTGAAGAGCCAGAGGTTCACGCCGAAGTTAAAGAAGTAAGTGAAATTACTTCTGTCGGTCAGTCTTTCGTCGACTCTGATGAATTCAAATATCTTGCTGGTGGACAGAATGGCTACACCATGCACGTCCCATTCGCAGTCAAGGGTGACCTTGGCGGAATGTGGCAACGGAAAGACGTGTACACCACACTTCCTTCCGGCACTCCTTCACAATTCGGAACGCCACAGCGTGACGCAATTGTTGAAAGGGCACACCGTGCCATGCGTGTACGTGATCTGTTCAACGTACAGCAAACCTCAACCAACTTGGTTGAATATTTCCGTGTAACAGGATTCACGAACAACTCTGCAACAACTTCAGAGCGTTCAGGATCTCCTGAGACATTCACTACTTACCCACAGTCAACGCTAACCATCGCTGGAGCGCAGGCACCGGTTCGCAACATCGGTCACTACGAAGTTGCACACCGTAACGTGCTTGCTGATGAGCCAGCAATGCGTGGCATCATTGACAACGAGTTGCTTTACGGCCTTCGTCTCACCGAGGATGATCAAATCCTTAATGGTGACGGAACCGGAACCAACCTCACGGGTATCACCCAGACATCGGGCATTAGCACCCAAGCATTGGGCTCGGACACACGCATCGACGCGATGCGTAAAGCGATCACCAAGATTGCTCTCGCTTACTACGAGGCAACTGGCATCATCGTCCACCCGAACGACCTTGAGGGCATTGAACTTGAGAAAGATGGAGACAACCGTCACATGATGGCTGCTTCTGTTGCTCTTGGTTCAGAATCTCGCCTCTGGCGTCTTCCGGTTGTTGAGACCGCAGCAATCACTGAAGGTACCGCTCTAATGGGCTCCTTCGGAATTGGTGCAACTCTCTATGACCGCATGGAGGGCAACATTCGGGTATCCGAAAACCACAGTGACTTCTTCGTAAGGAATGCAATCGCAATTCTTGCCGAAGAGCGCATCGCTCTTGCAGTGAAGCGCCCAGAGTCATTCTGCACGGTGACAGGCATCTAGCCAGCACCCACATAACCCTTAGCAATAGGGGGTTAAGAAGACCGGGCTTCGGCCCGGTCTTCTCTATTTTCTGGTACGTTTAAAGATTATGGAACTCAAAGACACTAAAGAGGCACGGAAGACGGTTGTTCTTGATCGTGATCTCTTTGAAACATCCGAATATGGAGCAAAGGTTCTTGTCGCCCGTAAAGGCGAACGTATAGATCCAGAAATCGCCCGTAAGCACGGCATATTGCCAATTGAATCTGCGGGGATGCCTGATATGGAGGCAAAGGTGGTGCGGCCTGTTGAAAAACAACAGATGTCAGCAGCCTCACATAAGAGGCTCTTCTAAAGGGTCTTCTTTAGCGGCTTGTTCCGCTTTTTCAATCCAGCATCGGAACTGGTAGTAATGAATTGCTGCAATCAAAAGTAGTAAAAATGCTGCTATTCCGATAGAGAGGAAGATAATGATGCCCACACCAGGAGTCTATCTTTGAAAAGAGGGGGACCTCTACGACGTAACACTCCGTTGAAGAGAAAAAAACCACTTAACTGGGCCAGCGCAAGGCGCAAGGCTGAGTTATCAGCACGCAAGAACGTGAGAGAAGAAGTTCTTGAAAGAGATGCGTACAAATGTGTTGCAAAACATCTAGTTCCCGATGTAGAGTGTTGGGGTCCTCTAGATGTAGATGAAATCATCGGGAGGGGTCGTGGCGGGGATTGGTTAGATCCTGACAATTGCCAGGTTCTATGCAGAGCCCACCACGATTGGAAACACTTAAATCCGGCTGATGCTACAAGCCTCGGCCTTACAGCAAGACTTAAACCAAAGAGGGGGTTGTTTGATCCATGAAAGAAATGTTTAGAGGATTTTCGTTCCGTTTGGTTGCATTAGTAACGATTTCGATTGTTGTTGCAGCCGTTTATGAAGAGTTATCGCCAGAAGACAGCGTTGCTGTGGCTGATAGCAATTTCGAAGAATCATTTAGGGGTTATTACGGGGGCGGTGCAGTCCCTGCTACTCCTGTTGAGGAACCAAGCGAGTTGTATTGGGATTGGATTTCACAGATTACAACTACTACAACCACGGTGCCGCCAACAACTACTACTACTGTCCCTGAACCTAAACAACCAAAACAAGTTTTTAAGGTTGAGGACACGATCGAAGTTGTTGAGTATGAGGATCCTTTGCCTGAAAATATGAGCCGTAAGTATTACCAAATGGAAAAAGGCCCGCATATTGTTGAACTTCAAAGAGATTTAGGAATGCGTTGGGTTGATGGGATTTATGGCCCTATGACTCGCAAAGCACATATCGCTGCAATCGGTGGAAATGAAAAGGCCACTCGTTTATGGATGAACGATCGTCAATGGAAATGGATGATCGACAACCCTGACAAAGAAGCCGCATTAGACATGAATATGCACTACGAAGACCCGCCGACTTTGGAGCAATATGTTCAGTGGTACTTCTTAGAAGAAGACTGGGATTGGGCTTTGGCTGTCGCGTTTTGTGAGAGTTCTGCTCTTCCAGACGATACTTATAACTCCGCTGTTTCTTGGGCACATGCCAAAGGCGCCTTCCAGCACTTGCATAAGTATTGGGATCTTCGTCGCTCCCTCGCCGGTTTTGAAGGCTATGACATCTTCGACTTAGAGGCGAATACGGGCGTCGCCAGTTGGCTTTATTACACCTCTGGCCCACAGCATTGGAATCCTTCTAAGCATTGTTGGGCGAAAAAACTGGTTACCCAGTAACAGGGCGCACAAAGGTACATAAACGGCCATTTGACTAGCCGTTTACACAAAAACGGTCATGCCAAAATAGAAGTATGGCTTGGGGCGATGATTACTCAATGCCCAGAGTCGAATCGGCTGGCTGGGACAATTCTGATCGCATACTAGCAATCGAGCGACCCCAATATCAGAAAGACGCTTCTTGCAGAACTTGTGACGACCCGTCAATATTTTTCCCATCGCCAGGGGACACAGAATCGCTTAAAGCGGCTAAGGCTATGTGTTCCACATGCCCAGTAGTTGATGATTGCTTAAAGTACGCATTAGAGAATAATGAGCGTTACGGAATTTGGGGAGGAAAGAGCACAAGAGAGCGTTTATTGATCCTCAGGGCGAAAAGAATCCTTGAAGCAGGCGAAGCCTAATCGACTAGTGCCCAAAGAAAGCGTAGGCTAGCAACATGGCCATCATCACTTATCAAGATCTTGCCACTTACATGAACAAGACGTTCACCACAGGAGAGCAAGCAGCCGCTAATACGATGATTGGCGCATTAGAGCGTGAGTTGTCAGGGATACTCAACAGATCTTTAACTGGTACGACTATCACTGATGAAGCGCACATCCTTCAGAGGAACCAACATCAAATATTTTTAAAGGAATACCCGGTTATTTCGGTGACGTCTTTAAAGATAGGTGACCTCGGATCTGAAACTACTCAAACTCTTACTGACTTCGATATTTACACGTGGGGGATTGACGGCATTTTTGCGACGACACAAGGAACCAGCGCTCTCGTCTCTTACACAGCAGGCATGGGTGCTACCGAGCAGCAACAGTTGGAAGCATTAATGCTTCGTGTCACGGCACGTGAAATGTCTCAAATTCTTGCTGATGCTCAAGGCATGCAACGCCTTAAGGCTGAGGGCGTGGATATGACATTTGCAAATGGTGGAGCGTCAGGTTTCTCTGAGGAAGATCTCCGCTGGGTGCGGAGGTATAGGCGCAGAGGGGTTTACTAATGCGCGGTGCATCTCACACTCTGACAATTCGGAGTAGAAGCACTGCTTCGGTAAACGCAGAAGGGCAAGTCACATATTCCAATAGTGACACAACTGTTCAGGGTCGTGTCATGGTTCGCAACACCGAAGATGTAGGTATCGAGGGCCAAGCCTCTAGTCAGGCTGAAGCCATTGCTTGGGTGCCAACATCCACAACCATTACAGACGCCGATCAGATTGTGGTTTCAGGTTTAAACACTCTTCTAAATGGCACTTATGACATCACAGGGATCCAATTCACCCCGTCGCATTACAGAGTCTTTTTACTAGGGGCTAGGACATGACAGCGGGGATAGTCGGGAATTACCCGAAACAGCATCGGAATCTAGGAAATGCCATTCTCGCTAACGCCATTAACGTTTACAACGGGGGTGGTTTAGCGTTACCTAAAGCGGGTGGCCATATTGGCCAAAAATACAAAACCGCTATTCAAATTGGTTACAGCAAAGCGGGCACAGGTAAAACATATATTCACCCAACCAAGGGAGAAACAAAAGCATCGGTTCCGCCAGCCCCTCCAGCATTACAGTCAGGGGATTTGAGAGACAGCGTTGAATTTTCTGTCGCTGTTCGTCCAGGCCGGTCGGTAAAGACGGGGCGATTTGTTAAAGGGTTTGGTAAAACTGTCGTGCACGTCTTCACAAGACACGAAGCGGCACTGCGTTTGGAACGAGGTTACATGACTCCGCAAGGGGCTCAAGTTCCACCTCGTCCGCATTGGCGTGAGCAAAGACGTAACCCTCAAAACCTAACCATGATCAGGTCGATAACTGCTCGTTTCTTTTTGGCAGGAGAGCGTGCAATGGCTGCGAAACTAAGAACGCAGATGCCAAAGAAGACTTATGCGACAATAGGTCGTGAAGTAAGGGCAGGTAGATAATGGCCAGCGTTGGAGCAGCAGTAAGAACTGCAATAACAAGCGCAAGTATTTCCGGCATCAATGGTGTATTCAGAGATATCGCTCCCGACTCGACAGCGCTGCCGTTTGTTACTCTTGCCTCAGATTTAGGCAGGGGGCCCGTTCTCCAAGGTGATGGGACTGTTCTTGCACGGACACAAGAAATGCAAGTTGACTTATGGCAATCTCATGCGTCTGAAGATGTGACCTTGGTTGAGTCTTTGTTGGCTGCTCTTGATTCAGCGACTTTGACTGGCGCTGATAAAAATATTTTCCAATGCAGGGTTGTGGATGTGGTCAGAGATGTGCAACCTGAAATAGACATCTGTCACCATTCCTTATCCCTCGACGTTACACACACAAACTAATGGCTTTTACAACGATCACCGTAACCGGTACCTATTTACAGGCAGATAACTCAACTCCTGCTACTGGCAATGTTACGTTCCTTGCTTCAACGACGATGACTGATTCATCTAATAATCAAATTGTTGCTCCAACTTTAGTTACGGGCACTTTGAATGGTTCTGGAACTTTTAGTGTGTCGTTGACTGCTACTGATGACTCAACCACTCAACCAAGTGGTGTTACTTATGAGGTAACTGAAAACATCGATGGCGCTGGGCAAAACAAATACAACATTGGTGTTCCGCAAAATTCCACTGCGGGGACCTTGGATTTAGCGGATATCACACCTGCTACGACCCCCATCACTTCTTACAATTATGCAACACAGGCTTATGTCTCAACTTCTATTGCTGGTCAGACAGCCTATACGCACACCCAAGAGACACCTTCCACTAGTTGGTCGGTAACTCATAATCTTGGGTTTAGGCCCAGTGTTTTTGTGGTCGATACGTCCGAGAATGTCTGCTACGGAGACGTGACGTACACGAGTGCAGATGCACTAACGATTACCTTCGCACAATCGTTCGGCGGAAAGGCGTATCTTTCTTAGTAGAGAATCGTTTTTTTATACGCTACTAGGAGCCTAGATGCCGAAGTATTTGGTCAATCTTGACCTAAATCAAAATCAACTAATCAAGCCTCGGATAGAGAATCTTGCTAGCGCTCCTAGCACGCCTGTCACTGGGCAGATGTACTACAACACCACGAACAATACCCTCAATTTTTACAATGGGAGTTCATGGATAAACCTCGCTGAAGGTGACATCGAATCTGTCACGGCAGGCACGGGACTTTCGGGAGGTGGGGTCCAGGGAGACATTACAGTTAACCTTGCGGATACTTCGGTTACCGCAAACTCTTATGGTAGCGCTACTGCAATCCCAACTTTCACTGTTGATGCTCAAGGTCGTTTAACTGCTGCCGCTGATGTCAACATAGCGATTCCGAATACTCAAGTTACAGATTTTCAAGAAGCCGTAGAGGATGTTGCTGGGGCCCTTATCTCGGGAACAGCAGATGAAGTATCAGTTACTTATACAGATGGGTCAGGAACCCTTGTTATCGGTCTTCCTGATGATGTGACAATCGGGCAACACCTGACTGTTACGGGGAACTTGACTGTTAACGGCACAACCACAACGGTCAACTCCACCACTCTCACAGTTGACGACAAGAACCTCGAACTTGGTTCTATCGGCTCCCCAACTGATATCACCGCTGATGGTGGCGGTATCACCCTGAAAGGTGCCACTGATAAAACCATCCTGTGGGAAAACGATTCTGATTCATGGGATTTTTCCGAGCATGTTAATGCTGCTGCGGGTAAAGAATTTAAGATCAATAATAATTCGGTCCTGAGTGCAACTACGCTTGGGACTGGTGTCACGACCTCATCACTTACCTCGGTCGGCACTATCGCCTCAGGTACATGGGCTGCAACCGACATTGCGGTAGCCCATGGTGGTACTGGAGCCTCTACTGCTGGAGATGCCAGGGCAAACCTTGGCATCATGGAAAAAGTCACTGCAACTATCGGTGACGGTTCTTCTACATCGTTCGCTATAACACATAACAGGTCAACCATGGATGTCATGGTTGAGGTTTACGACGCATCCACTAACGACACAGTTTTTGCCAATGTGACACGGAACTCCACCAGCCAGGTGACAGTTTCATTCGCATCGGCTCCGGCATCCGGCGCATATAAAGTGGTGGTTATCGGTTAGTCCATTCCCCATAACTGCCTTGAGGGGTAGGACAGGGGCCAATTAAAAAGAGGAATAGTTGAGGCTATGCCCAAGTTTGTAGAGCGGATAACCGCTCAGACATTTGCATCCGCTGCATCGACAGCGATAGACGTTTTCGTTTCTGGCGACTCCAATGCCAGAATCGCAGTTGATGCTGGTGGAAAGTTAACTTGGGGATCCGGCTCTGGCGCCGGTGATGTCACTTTGTATCGTTCAGCGGCAAACGCCCTGAAAACTGACGATACGTTCGAGGGTGCTGCTGGTCTTATTACTCTCACCACTTCAGGTGCCCCAACCGACACTTTGGCTGATGGCGCTTTAGCAGTGGACACAACAAACAAGTCTCTGTATTTCAGAGCAGATAGCACTTGGAACGAAAGCAATATCCCATCGACGACTAACGCTGATGGTGGGAATGCTTCAGACTCAGTTCATTATCTAATATCAGCAGATGGTGGCGCTAACGGCGCGTCACTCTAGGAGAACAAAATGGCAGCAAAAATTCAGTTCAGAAGGGACACAGCATCCAACTGGACCTCTAATGACCCGACTTTGGCAAACGGTGAATTTGCCATTGAGTCGGATACTAGGAAGTATAAGATCGGTGACGGAAGCACCGCTTGGACGTCGCTTGCATACGGTGGGTTAGGTGCAATTGACACTGCCCTCGTTGACGCTAAAGGTGACCTTATTTTAGGAACCGCCGATAACACTGTCGACCGAGTTGCCGTTGGCTCGAATGGACAGGTCCTTATCGCTGATAGCGCCCAAACTGCTGGTGTTAAATGGGCATCCCCTGAGAAAGTCGTTCACTGGCATGAAGCCGTAAAGTTGGGCACCGCTGCCGCTCTCCCCAACTCGCCGACTTACAGCAATGGGACATCAGGTGTAGGAGCAACACTCACCTCAGATTCAAACGTTCGTTTGCAAGTAGATGGCACTAACGCCAGCACAGGCGATCGAATTCTTGTCCAAGACGAATCCACTGCCGCTAACAACGGTATTTATGATGTCACCGCTCAAGGCGCTTCCGGTTCAGCCGCATGGGTATTAACTCGTGCTGTTGATTTTGATGGTAGCGCTGGAGCCGAGATTATTCCTGGCGAATCAGTTTATGTGCTCTCTGGTAGCACGAACGGTGGCCAAGGTTTCGTTGTAACATCCACAAGTGATCCACATACTGTGGGTACTAATGATATTACATTCACGCAATTCACAGGTACTCAGGCGATCACTCCAGGTACGGGTCTTGCGAGCAGTGGTAACACAATCAATGTTGGGACTGCTAGTGCGGCACGGATAGTTGTTAACGCTGATGATATTGATTTAGCGGCAACGGCTGTTACCGCCGCTTCTTACGGTAGCGCTTCGGCTGTGCCTACTTTCACGGTTGATACTTATGGGCGTTTAACCGCTGCTTCTGATACGACGATTGCTGTTGCTTCAACAGCGGTAACTGATTTCACTGAAGCGGCGCAAGATGTCGCAGGAGCGCAATTAGCGACTAATGGGTCTCACACAGGGATCACCGCTAGTTACGATGATTCGGGTGATGGGGCTATCGATTTGGCTCTGGTTTCAGAAAATGTGCAAGATATTGCAGGTGCACAATTAGCAACAAACGGATCACACACCGGTATTACAGCCACATACGACGATTCCGGTGACGGCGCCATAGACCTTGCTCTCGTCACGGAGAACGTTGAAGACATAGTTGGGGCCCAATTAGCCACCAACGGCTCTCACAGCGGCGCTACGGCGACCTACGACGATGCTGGTGATGGTGCTATAGATCTAAAAATCACTGAGGTTTATGACACTGATTCTGATTCCAAACTTTATTGGAGTTCAGATGATGTTATGAAAGTAAATCTTGCTGGTAGCGACAAGTATTCATTCACTAGCAGCCAGTTCTCTGCAACAGGAATTACTGGTGCTTTCGGAAGTTCAATAAACATTCTCACTACTGATAGTGGTGCTAGTGCTGGCCCAATTCTTTACTTAGAAAGAAACAGTGGGAGTCAGGCTGCTAGCGATCTAATTGGACAAATCCAATTTACGGGTGAAGATGACGGTGGCTCAGACAACACCTACGGAATGATTACGGGTCTTGTTTCAGATCCAGCAGCAGGTGGCGAAGACGGAACAATCCGTATGAGCGTTTCGATAAACGGAACTGACTCAACAATCGCTGACGTGATGCAATCAGGTATCAACCTTGCTTCTAGCATGGGGATACTCGTCGGCGGCACAAGCATTTTGACTAGCACTTCTCTAGCAGCCACGGTTGTTCTCGCAGATGGCGTCGCAGCAACCACACAATCTGCTAGCGACAACTCCACGAAAGTAGCAACGACCGCATATACGGATACTCAAGCCACCACAGCCGCTGCCGCAATCACATCAATAGATGACGCTGACGGCGACACCAAGATCCAGTTAGAAGAATCCTCAGACGAAGACATTATTCGTTTCGACACTGCCGGTTCAGAAAGAATGACAATAGCCGCTGATGGCACTGTCACCATTACGGGGAACCTCACAGTTAACGGAACAACGACTGAGATCAGTTCAACAACCATCACAGTTGATGACAAGAACATTGAACTCGGCGCTGTCGCTTCTCCGAGTGACACCACTGCTGATGGCGGTGGAATCACCCTGAAGGGCGCAAGCGATAAAACCTTCAACTGGGTTGACTCAACTGACGCTTGGACATCTTCAGAACACATCGATCTCGCCAGTGGCAAGAGTGTTTACATTAATGGTGTCATCCAGTTGTCGCAGAATTCACTCGCAGCAACTGTCGTCCTCGCAGACGGAATTACTGCTACGACACAATCGGCTAGTGACAACTCCACGAAAGTGGCGACCACTGCTTATGTAGATACTGCCACTGGCAATATTGACACGACAATTATTCAAGACGCTGATAGTGACACCAAGGTTCAAGTTGAGGAATCTTCAGATGAGGACAAAATCCGGTTTGACGTTGGTGGAACAGAAACAGCAGTTCTTGATAGTGACGGTTTTGACGTCACAGGTAACGTTCGTTACAGCCTCGATCTGAATGCCCAGTCGGGGACTGCGTATACCCTGGTGATTGGGGACCGAGGCAAGTTGGTTACTACCAGCAACGCTTCCGCTCAATCAATAACAGTTCCACCTAACAGCAGTGTTGCTTTCGCTGTTGGGGATTCTGTACAGGTCGCGCAAGTGGGTAGCGCCCAAGCAACAATAGTGGCAGGGTCTGGTGTGACTCTACGTTCAACTCCGGGGCTCAAATTGCGAGCCCAATATTCGTCTTGCACAATCACAAAAATCGCCACAGATGAGTGGCTTGTGACAGGTGACTTGGACGACTAGTAAGAAAAGGTAGGATAGAGATATGGCGCAGTCAGGTTCAGAACAAGATCTCCCACGTAAAGACGAGATCCCCAACATTGTTGGGCAGACGACCACTAACGCTGACTCTCAAATCGTTTCCGCTGGGATGGTTGTAGGTACTAAAAGCACAACCAATACCGACAACAGCAGCCTTGAAAACACGGTCGCTAGTCAGGTAGATACTGCTGGGGATATCAAGTTGTTGGGGCATTCAATGGACTACACATATTACAGTCCGTTCTTCCCACCGTTTTTCCCGCCGTTCTTTCCACCGTTCTTTCCACCATTTTTCCCTCCTCACTTCCCGCCGTTTTTCCCACCGTTCTTCCCACCTCATTTCCCGCCATTTTTCCCGCCATTTTTCCCTCCTCACTTCCCACCGTCCTTTATTCATTATCAGGATCCTGGGTATGCGATGGAAGAAAAGGATACTGAAGAAGAGTAACCAGGTGTACACTTGGCCATATGGAAGAATCCCTGATAGAACCCGGCCATTTTGGGGACTCATCTGACAACATTCTTGTTCTCTATGATTTCGTAGACCCTGTCGATCTCAGAATCATTCAAAGGTTTTTACCTACGATCAACGAATGGGATAACCCACGGGAGACCGAATACAACGAAGATGGTGAATGCATTTACGATGCTTCTTATTGGTGGGATCGCATGTGCAGCGCTTCAATTCTTGAAGAGATCAACCCTGAGATTTTCAAGTTGATTGATAAATACATTTTAAAAATGCAGTTCGCTATTGAAGATAAGTTCAATCTCGCAGTTCATAAACGACCGCCGGTGCTTGTCCGTTGGCTACCAGGGAATGAGCAATTGCCGCATGCTGACAAACAGTTGAATGATGGCACCCCTAACCCGTTTCCCACTTACGACATAAATTCGATTATCTATTGGAATGAAGATTTCGAAGGCGGCGATTTTTATTATCCCGAGCATGGCATGGTTTTACCAATCGAAGAAGGAATGGCTGTAGCCCACCCAGGGGACATCCACTATTTGCATGGGGTTCGCCCTGTTACTGATGGTGTCAGATGGACAACACCATCTTTCTACACAATCACCCAATTAGGAGGGGAAGAATGAAAGACATTGAGGCTTATCAAATAGGGCAACCAGGTGCTTGTATGACTCTTTACAAGAATCTTTTCCCAAGTGACCAAACATACCCACAGCGGTTAGAAGCGATCTTGACTGAAGACGACCCGTTTTTCAGATGGAACAATGCCAGAGTTGGTTTCGTGGAGGAGATGCTGGATTACAGGGACTGCTCTGACTTCAAATACGGTGGCACTAAAGGGATTAAGTTTGAACAGTTCACGAACCCTCCTGAAGAATTCGCTGACGCTCGAGAAATCTACGACGAAGTTATGGGACCAGTCCATGCTTGCGTGGAACATTATTGCGAAAACCTAAATCTTGGGACTTTGGAATACTTTGAAGCGCCTAATTTCGTTAGATACAAAGAAGGCCAACATTTTCAGGTTCATCCTGATTGCGGGTTCTCATACACTTGCACGACTTCTGTCGTGGCTTTCTTCAATACCTGTGGCGAAGACTACACAGGCGGCGAATTGGTGTTCCCTTACCAAGACATAAAATTCACGCCACATGCGGGGGACATGGTTGTCTTCCCATCTAATTACCCTTACGTCCACCAATCTTTGCCGATCGAGACAGGCACCAAATATTCCTTAGTGGTGATGTATGACTACAACGATTTAAATCACCGCTCAGACAACTTGACTCTTGAAACCCAAATAGGCATCGAAGACGCAACTGGACAGGTACAGTCAGCGAGTTCATGAAAGTAACACTGACTCGGACCCACCAGAACCCTCCTCAAATAACTCAATGTCGCCCGCGACGAGAGTGGATGGACGCGACATATAAAAAACATGCCTACAAGTGTCTGCCCTTAACCGCCGCCAATGTCAATGGTTGGGAGTTAAGACTCCAACAAGATGTAGTAGTTAAATGGGATGGAGGGAACACGGTCCCTAAAGTCTTAAGCGGTGAAAAGATCACACACACGTTAGAGAACGGCCACGAGTACGAACGCGATGTTGTTGTCCCGAGCATTATTAGCATCATGTCTTTCACTGTCGGGTGGGCCATAAACACACCACCAGGGCACAGTGTTCTGCTATCAGGCCCTCCTAATTATTTTATTGATGGCGCCGTTCCGTTAACTGCGATGGTTCCTGGTTGGTGGCCAGACGAAGTGAATATGAATTGGATGATGACCACTCCTGGCAAAGAAGTTGTCTTCCCTGAGGGTATGCCATTTATGTTTTTTCAGATCGTTGAAGACGATTTTCAGTGCAATGTGGAATTAGATGTTAAGAACATTTGGGATGACGATCAATTGATGGCCTCCCGCCAATCGTATGGGAATGCTAAAACGGCTAAAATGAGAGAACAGCCATGGTCATGGATGGGGAGTGTCAGAACTGGCCTAAACGAAAAGGGTGAGCAGATAGGCCCCAAACATGAGGGGCACCCAACGCTTCAGGAGCCATAATGATCCGTGTTCTAGACAACGTGACACTTGATGATCTGACTAGATACCCTGAGGATTTTGAAGGCATACTTAATCAGCACCCTCTTGTGCTTTTCCCGAAGTTGAATGCTACCGAAGAAGAAAAAGATGTTGTGGCTGACGTCTTTGGTTTGGTTTTGCCTAATGATCATGTTTCACGATATGAAGTTACTTACAACCACATGTTCAAAGTCATGGAAGACATGGGTAAAACCTCATTGAAAGATGCTCTTCTAGAGTCAAGAGGTCCTAGCGGAGTTGACCCTCATTCATCTCCCAAAATGAATCCGTGGCACTACGAAAACAATGAGATGTTAAATCCACCCGTGCACGGGTTGTGGTCGATGGACAAGTTCCCTAAAAAAAGAGGGGTTGGGAGGACTGGTTTCATTGACGGCGGGTTGATTTATGACAGGATGCCTGATCGTTTCCACGAGTTTTCCCACAAAGTGCAAACTGTAAGTGTCCCAGGGTTTATGCCAGTGGACATGGACTGGTTTCGTAGTCAGGCTTACAGAACAGTTGCCGCAGGGGAACCGTTTTGGATCCCGGTTCCTGAAACATCTGATGCGATAGTGGTGGATCCTAAACCATTGGCAATGGGACACCCTGTCACGGGGCGATATGTGATTCGTTCGGTGACACCCTTTCCCCCAGAAGATCCCGGTAAACGCCCTAAAGAGATGTGGCGTTTATGGCAAGAGTCAGAGATCACGAAAAGTAATACATGGGGAGAAACTTATGGGGCGGTTTATGAACACGATTTCGATATTTATGCCAACGGAGGGCAACAATTCCTAGAAGAAGAGTGTGATCCGCGACTTCTTTTTGATTTCAAAACGTGGTTGTATGAATACATAGAAACTGAAACAAATCAGTTTTGGTTGCAATGGAATGAGGGGGATTTGTTGGCTCTAGACATATTTTCTTTAATGCATGCAGTCGAAGGTGGGTTTAATAAAAATGAGAGGCTTCTAAGAGGGCGGTATTACTTCGGTATGGGTTTCAGAGGCGATCCACACGGGAAGCGCCCAGTCACGGAGTTCTTATGAAAATCCAAAACTTTTCGTATCTCCGAGTGGAAGACATTCTTGATGGTGCGGATGAATTCAGAGCGCTCCTATTTAAAGAAGGAGTTTTGGCGTTCAGGGGCTTAAACCTGACAGTTCAAGACTTTGCAGACATAACCCAAGCACTTTCTATATCTGAGAAGCCGCTAGAGGATTGGTCACGGGGTAAAGCCACAACAGAAGCCTTTCTTACAGCCGACCGACGTTTTGGCCAACCGATGTATGACCTTGAAGAACTAGACCGTGGGGATCTGACTAAAACTACGCCTGTGGAAAGAGCCGGTATAGATGAATACACATTGAGTGGTTCATTCATTCGTAGAAACGAAAATTTTGCCACACGGTTCGAACAAATGGCTAAGGGTGTGGGGACAGGCGGTGAACCACCCGGTAAAGGAGATGTTCTTTACCCTGGGCAAGAAAAAGCGTCACGGCAAACAATGATTTTTTGGAATATGGATGATGCCTATAAACAGCACTTGTTGAGAACAAATGCCATCCACATGCATACCTTCACTGCTCCGAAAGGGGCGGGTGGTTTGGGTTTTGTCGACATGTCTGAAGCATTTAAGGCTCTTCCATCTTCATGGGTTGATCCTTTAAAGAAAGCACACAAAAAAGAAACTCAAGTCTCTTACATGCCAGATGGGGTTACCCAATATCCTCACCCTGTTATTAAGTTGCATTGGTATGCCTCGTACCCTGTTTTGCATTCCACGGGAACCAACCTTGGCAACCCTCAACTCCCATTTGAGTTTGAGGAAGAATGTATTGAACCTATGGAATTTTTTAAATGGGTGTTCGATTATGTTGTCGATCCTGATAACCAGCAGTGGTGGGATTGGGAACAAGGAGATCTTGTTATTTACGACGCCTACCGTTTGCAAACAGCGTGGGGTGCTGGGTTTGGTTTAGATGAACTTGTTTTTGATCACATCAAGTATCACGGAGGGAACCAATATGCTGTCCAAACTTTACCCCCACGAGATCAGCAGTACATAGTACCTGAAGGGCATTCATATCATGGTTGAACACTACGGGAACGGGGTTTCTCATTATAAGAACATGATTGATGTCCCTCAGTCGATCATTGATGAGTTGCTGTATTTACGGGATGCTGAATTTGACGCTCAATATAAAAAAGATGGGGATCGACTTATCAGCACACACACAGGGATAGTTGACAATATTGATGTGGTGCTCCAAAAGCCTGTTCGTGTACAAGTCCACCAACCCCCTGTTGAGGCTAGTGACGAACATCATGAATGGTGGAAGTATGCTTCTGATGTCTGTTGGAGTGTCTTACTTAAATATCTTGAGCGTTACCCACATTTAATGTCACAGATTTGGTGGTGTAGTCGGGGGCACTCATTGGTTTATGAACCTGGGGCACGGTTACTAGCCCATCATGACAATGATGTTGGTTATGCATGGCAAGTAAATGAAAAGATTGCAGGTTTCACAGAAGTTTCCGCACAGAATGTTGTAAGCACCACGATGCATCTTTGTGATTCGGAAGGGGGCAGTATGGTTTTCCCTTACTTAGACAATCTAGAAATAGAAACAAAGGCAGGGGATGTTTTAGTTTTCCCCGCTAATTATTTAGCCACTCACGGAATAACGCCTGTCCAGGAAGGCAGCAGAAGGATCTCATATCTAACGTTTTGGGGGCAGGGCTCGCATTTAATAGGTGGCGGGAACGTTCTCCCAATTAGAGATCGTGACCATCGTGTAGATAATTCATTAACGTGGGTCAAAACCCTCCATCAAGACTTCCTTGAATCGTCGGGGTGGGATCTTCAAACATTTTATGATCGTCATCCACAATGGCTATCAAGTAGAAACATCCCTGATCATTGGGGTGGCCATGTCTGAGATTCAGCATTTCCAAAACGGGATTGCTCTTATTCGGGATGCTATGGAAATCCCTAAAGAGATAATTGATGAGTTGTTGGTTATTAGCAAAGGTCAATGGGAGCATCAGTATGTGGTTGAAGGGGATGAGGTTGTTAACAAAGCAACCGGTACCCGAACTCCTATCGAGTTCCATGGGCAGGATCCAATCAGAGTCCAGGTCCATGCTCCCCCAGTAACCCCACAAGTGGAATTCTGGGATGACTTTTGGCGACAAGCCGCAGATGTTTGTTATGCAGCACTTTTGCGGTACATCGAAAAATACCCGATGATTCTTTCTCAACTTTGGTGGTGCAACCGTGGGCATGCGCTTGTTTATGATGCCCCTATGGGGCACCTCTTTGGGCATCATGACAATGATTGTGGGTATTCATTCGCTGCATGGGATGAAATCGTCGGGAAGTCAGAATTAACTACTCACAACGTGGTTAGTACAACCCTGCATTTGGTAGACACCCCCGACGGAGGGGGAGTGACTTTTCCTTATGCCGATAATCTTCATTTCCCTTGCAGGGCTGGTGACATTTTGTTGTTCCCCGCTAATTATTTAGGGGCGCATGAAATTGAATACGTTAATGAAGGACACCGTATGTCTTACTTGACGTTTTATTGCCAAGGTTCCAATGAACCTCTTCGGATACCTCCAAACGCTGACCAAGCAGAGATTTTTTTCAGAGAACATCAGACTGAGGCTTCTCTCACCTGGTGTGACACAATCGACACTGACTTTATGGAGTCATCCGGTTGGTCATTGGAGCGGTTAGATAAAGAGCATCCAAATTGGTTACAACGAGGACCAGGTGAGCCGTGGGGTCATGATTAAGGAGTATTTAGGTGGCGGTGTTGTTCTTTATAAAAATGTTCTTGATCTTGATTTTGATCGTTTGCGTTCTTTCGCTTTAGAACAAGCAGAAGCCGAGATGGCTGAAATGTACACGCCAGGGAAAGACCCACGTACAGGTGAAGAGGGTTACCTAAACAGAAACGGATATTTCTTTGATGCTAAAGGAATAGAGTGCATGCCTCGGCATTGCGCTTTTGTTTACTCCGACCCTGATCCAGATATTAAAGAAATTTTAGAAACCATTGAAACGACAACTGACAAATGTGTGACTGATTACATTGATCAGTTCTCTATAGCCGCAATGTCAGTATGGTGGAAAATAAGAGGACATATTCTCGTCTATCCTCCTGATTCGTTTCTTGGGCTTCATGCTGATACCAGTACTGATTACGCTTATGGCTCACCTCACCCGCCAAATCAAATAGCAACTCGAACGGTCGTTAGCACCATCACATTCTTTAATGATTCCGTAGATGATATGTCACAACTCGATGGCACAAATTTTATGGGTGGGTGGTTAGCGTTTAAGTATCTCGATATTAGGTATAAGCCACGCAAAGGTGATTTGATTGTGTTCCCCTCAAATTACATGGGGGCTCATGCTTGCGAGATGGTTAAAGGTGGCACAAGGTTTAGCCATGTCGGGTGGTATTGCCAAGGGACCCCAAATCCAGAAGTAGGAGAGAATGTAATTGACCCGACAGAAGCCACGGAAGAAATGTTGGGACGATCAACCAACGTCTATTTAACTAAGCCGTTAGGTCGAGCGATGACAGAAGTCTGGGCAGGTCAACAACCTGAACGTTGGGGTTACGGAGAAGACTAAGCAGTCTTTATAAGAATTGTGTAGCCAGCGTCGATTGGGTAGTGAACCACTTCAGCATTAGGGAGGTCTTTTAAATCCCAATTGGGTTCTACATATTCATGTTGCAACATGACCGTGTTCCGGTACATCCCTTTGTTTGCCCCGGTGTTAATGACAACCATCACACCACCTGTATCGACCATGTCCCACAAAGCAGTTATCCATTTGCTGTCAGCACCGAAAAGTAACGCTGCTTGTGTCTCGACGTAATCAAATTTCTCGCTACTCGTGCCTTCGAAGATATCTAATTGGTCGATAACTTTGTATTGAGGGTTAGTTGCTTTCCACTCGTCATTGCCCGCTATAAAACGTTCCATGATGTTGAAATCAAGACCGTTTATAAACGTGACTTCTTTAGAACCATCGGCCATTAACTCTTGAAGCCATTTGTTTGGGTCTGCGAAATGCAGCAATGTCTTTGTCGGGTTAAAGAGTTTATGGAGCAAGATTCTTAATTCCATGTGCACCCATAAGTAGGCTTCCCATTCTGGGTGCCTGTTCCCTAAAAGTTCATACATATGGAAGTAAACGTCGTGCCCTCCTGCAATAGCGCGAAGGTCGGGGTTCCGTGCTTTTATGTAGTCAGAACCTGACTTGTAAAAATCATCACGGACACCTTCAGTGAAACCGTTTTCCATATCGGTGTAACCGGTTTTAGAAAGTGCTTTAGCGACAATGTTCTTACGAAAAAGATCTGTTACGCCGAAAGGCATGTATTTGATAGTTGCCATTATGCTGCCTCCGCTAGTTTCAATAGTCTGAAGTGGCGTCGGACTGCCTCTTGCAGCATTTCGCGCTTGTTGTTAAGCATCATTTCGGCAGCGCTATGGTAAGCCCTTCCGACTCGTAGATCAGGGTTATCTCTCAGAACTATGGACCCATCTTTGTTGACCATAGGGCTTAATACTTGCGTTAATGATGTAAAAGGGAACATGTCCCGAGTGGCGCTTACGATGTCATCAACTGTGGTGGAGTCAAATGAATCTAAATCCATGCCTAGTATTGCCATCACATAAGCGACTTCGCCTTCGAGATATGCAATATCAGCGGCTGCATCGTAAATGTTGCCTTCGGAACCGGTAAAAGATCGAGTACTCATTCTCCTAAATCATCCCATTCTGCGGACATGTCTACTTTTATATACCCGGCATGTCCTGCTTCTGTAGTGGAGGGGTTCATAGGAGTAATCCCACCTAAACGGATACACCCCCAATAAAGAGAGTCGTGGCTTTCAGGCATATCTGGATCACCAACTGTGACTCCACCTGTTTTTGCTACACGCCCAATAAGTTCGGGGATCCATTCGATTGGATCATTATCATGTAACTCATTGTCCCATTCTCGTCTTCCGACTTGGGCTTCTTTCCATTTTAATGGTGGGGTAACCCCATACCCTTTAACAGCGACGCGATCTTGGACATCCCCATCTACGGTTGTTTTGGCAGTGTCAGGGGCATCACCTTTGACCGCTTCAGATATCGTTCCGAGAGAGGAGAGTGTTTCATCGGTTATGGGTCGGACTCCTGAGAATCTGCCTTTAAGAGTATTTGTTGCTTCAAGGAGAGTATCTGACTGTCTTGCGTACTTATGTGGCTCGGCTCCTCCAAACATTTCTTTAAGGGCCTCGGAAGGTTCAGTATCTTGTTCCACACCCAAGAGAGTCCCAGGTTGTGGCTTTGGTGTTGGGGCAGAGTCCTTATAATCGAACTTCATTGGTTACCCCAATGCTTCGTGAGCGGCGACCTGCTTCTTTAAACAGTCGTAGGCGTTATACAAGGCGTGATCTGAATCGACAGGGATAACGAAGGAACTATCAATGTCTTCAGGAGCCTCGGGCAGAGCGAGACAGAGTGTGTAAATGCAATACTCTAAATACTCTTTAGCCCGCGCTTTGGCGGTTGTTTTCTGAGCGTCGGTCAAGGCCATGTCTACAGCCTATTACAGTGAATCGAGTTTTGCTTTAGCGGCAGACCACTTTGAGAGTGTTCCTTCTAAGGCAACCTCATTCAGGTTCTTGTTACCGTACTCATCAGCGACTGCTTTAAAATCCACTGAAAGATCATCGGGGTCAATACCTATACGCCATGATGCTTCGTGAATTTCGTTCTCGATAGCAGCAAGTGCTCGTTGCAGCATTGACCTTTTGTCTGCGTTACTAAATGTTGTTGAGAAATCCATTCCTCATCCTTCGGCCAAATCGGGGTTTCTAACGGCTACGTTATCAGCGACTATTTAGTTTAGTTTAGAGGCTAAACGTATAGTCACTCTTTACCCTCTCTCACCCTTTACATATGGTGAGACAGAATAGTAATAACTAACAGGCCGACTATCCCGCAAGGAGTTACACATGGCCGCTTCACAAAGCGCAATTACCTTCGACGTGAAGGACTGCAAGGTCTACGAGATCACCGCTGACGCAAGCGGTAGTGCAACGACCTTCGGTACTGGCGTCGATGTCCCCGGTATCCAGGAAGTATCCCTGGAGCCAAACTTTATAACCAATGAGTTGAAAGGTGACGGCGGTGTTGTTCTTGCCAAGAAGGGTAAGATCGACCGTCTCAACTTCTCATGTACATACAGCGAACTTTCCATGACAGTTCTTTCTGTTCTACTTGGACAGACAATAACTGAGGCTGGAACAGGCACATCAGAAACAGCACTTTTGCCTATCGATGACACCTCGCTTCCGTACTTCAAGGTTGGTTTCCTGATTGACGATCTACAGACATCTGGAGATTCTCTTGCCACCGTTTTGGTGACATTGCAGAAATGCCAGTTGACTGGTGGTTCGTTGGTATCAGGTTCTACTGACACCTTCAACACTCCGAACTTCACCGCTGAGGCTATTAAGCCTGCCGGTACACCAGTTCGGTACGGAGCAATATCATTCGCTGAAACAGCAGAATCGCTCTAAATAACTAAAAAACCGAATTAAAAGCGGGATTTTAAGAGGACGACAGCCTGTGAGGGCTGTCGTCCTCTCGCGCTTGCGGTACATTAGTAAGTATGGAATACACCGCTGAAATACTCAGGAATAAAGGTGTTCCCATTGAGGTAGCCGATGTAATCCACATCGATGGCGACTGGCCGCTCCAGTACACACCTGAAGGGGAACTAAAAACAGAAACCATCTACGTTAGATTCACACACAATGTCATTGCTGATATTGAAGAATTATGGGGTGGGTTAGATAAATGGCAGGCACAAATGGAGACAAAGCCTGTTTCTACGTTACGGAGGATCCTTTCTCTTATAGAGAATGAGCCTTTAGAGGTAACTGGTGCCCGAATGATAGAAGGTCGTTTGCCCGAATACAGTAATGCGATTGGAGTAGCCTGGGCTATGGCAAACGGCGTGGACCCCGAGATAGCGAGCCAACTTCTGGTAGAAGCGGAGATAGGGGTGGGCTCGCAGATACAGATGCTGAACGAGGAACTGAAGGAAAATCTCGTTGGGAATACCCTTGGGCAAGAGCCATCGCAGCCTGGTGCCAAACAGGACAAAGATACGGAGACTTCTGGGACGCCAGCCCAGCCCAAGTCATAGCCGCTGTTTCTGTTGAGGACAGTAAGACTAAAAAAACCAAGGATGTCACTGAGGTACAGAGATTCGCTGCCTCATTGGGCGGAGGATTGGTAAAAGACACGTTTGACCCCAGCAACCCGTTTGGAGATTAGCGAAATCAGTAGAAGAATGGTGTAATGGCCGTCCAGTTACCACCTCTTGTGCAAACTATTGTCCTTGACCCCACTGGGGTTAAGGCAGGTGCTGGCGCATTCGCTAAATCGATGGGCAGTGTTAATAAAGCAACCGATGCCGCTAACACTGGCATGCTTGGTTTAGGGAACAACTTAAGTACTGTTGCTTTCCGTGCCCAAACTGCGGGTAGAGCCCTCCGTAACAAATTAGGGTTGCCTCTCGTCGCGATAGGTGCTCTTGCGGCTAAGTCGTTTGCCGATTTTGAAGCGACTATGACTCGCATTGAGTCTTTGGTGGGCATTTCTGCTGCGGGTGTTTCTAAATTCGCTGACTCTGTTCAAGAGGTTTCACGGGAAACTGGTCGAGGCCCTAAAGAATTAGCAGAAGCCATGTTCTTTATTTCATCTGCTGGTTTGCGTGGTGCTGCGGCAACAGACGTTTTAAATAACTCTGCGAGAGCAGCGGCCCTCGGGCTTGGCCAAACAAAAGTAGTTGCTGATGCTGCTACTTCAGCGATTAACGCTTATGGCATTGAAAACTTAGGGGCTTCACAAGCCACGGATGTTCTTGTTGCTGCTGTACGTGAAGGTAAAGTCGAAGCCGACCGTTTAGCGCCTGCTATTGGTAAAGCAATCCCGGTTGCTTCTGCTATGGGAATCGAATTCCACGAAGTCGCAGCGGCTATTGCTTCTATGACCCGTACTGGTACTGACGCTAGAACGTCAGCCATTCAGTTGCGGCAGATTATGCAGTCACTTTTAGATCCTTCTAGGCAAGCAACAAAAGCCCTAAAAGAAATGGGTGTCGCTGAAGGCGAGTTGCGTAGACAAGCAGACGAAGAAGGTCTTTTAGCGGTTCTTAAACGGTTAAGAGATCTTTCAATAGAAAACGCTGATGCTTTCGCTGATGTGTTCCCTAACGTTCGTGCTTTGGCTGGTGCTTTGGATATCACGGGTGCGAACTTGGAGGAAAACGAAGGCATTTTCCGTGCTTTGGCTAACTCCACTGGTGACACCGCAGAGGGTTATGCGAAAGTACAGAAAACCATAAGGCAACAGGTCCTTGAAGCGTTTGCCAAACTGCAAAACGCGATGATTGACCTTGGTAAAAGCATGGGGCCTTTGGTTGATGTGTTTGTTTTCTTCGTTGAAAAAGCCGCTGCGTTGATTCAGTTCTTCGCTGATAACAAATGGGCGACTGCGACAGTTGCTGTTTTTGCTGCTTTAGCAGTAACCGTAGGAACATTGGCTACTGGTTTTGCTGTTGCGGCGCAAATGGTCATTGGGTTCAAAACAGTTATGACGTCGACAATCGCTACGGCTACCGTTTTGGGCACACAATTAACTGCTTTGAAACTTGCGATGATCTCAACTGGTATCGGGGCTTTGATTGTAGGACTTGGAACCGCTCTTGCTTTCGTTATGAAATTTGGGAAGGGTTCTAAATCTGCTGCTAAAGAAGCGGCTGAACTTCGGCTGGCGATAGATGACATCAGGATGGTCGCTGGTAGAGCAGTTAAACCTCTGATCGAGATGGGCGGTGCGTTACAAGGTCTTTCTAGTCACGCTGATCCGACTGTCAAAGCGTTCTTTGACACCTACGCAGATGCAATAAACGATGCTAAAAGTTTAGGCGACGACATTGCCCGACTCCAGGCTGAAGATTCACTTTTACAAATGTTCTTTGGCTCTGGGGACACTGAAGAGAATAGAAAAGCGTTGGACACGATTGTTAAGAATCTTCAATTGTCACTGCGGGATTTCGAGTTATTCGACCGCTTGTTCGAAGGCGGAGATGTCAGTTTTGAGGAAGCCTTTACGGCTTTCCTTATTGGTGAAGATACAGCGGCGCAAACGAGGCGTGCTATAAGAACGATGACAGATCGTGTAATAGCAACAACAGATGATGTTTTCAAAGAAATGGGCGAGTCCCTTGCATTTGAGAGAGAAAAGAATCCTGCTTTTGATTCTGTAGAGTGGCTTAATTTACCTTCAGAAGAAGAGTTAGGTCAGGAACTCGCTGGGCTCAATGCCTTTATGGATAACGACCTTACAGATGCGTTAGAAGTGCCAGCCAGAATATTGGATCAGGCTATGCGTTCAGGTAGAACTCAAGAGTTTTCGTCACTTTGGGAATCAATCATGACGCAAGCCGGTCAGCATGCTCACCTGTTTGGGTTGACCACAGAAGAGATGCGAATGATGGTCGAAACCAATCTGATGTCGGCAATCCATTTAATGGATGACTTCACGGAAGACACAGGTCGCGGTTTAGACACTCTTCAAGGCATGCTTTTAGCCATCGCTGGCTCAGACGCTGATACCCGTGACTTTTTATTAGCCAAATTTGATGAAAGTGGCGCCGAGTGGTGGACGCACATGGCCGAGGCTTACGAAAAAAGTCTAAGAATGTTAGAACGTGAAAGACATGAACATGAAGGCATGCTCGACCCTCTGAATAGACACAACGAGGCTTTGCGTTTAGCGGGTTGGGAAGTCGAGGGTGTGGCTAAAAAACAACAGGGGTTGAATAACGTCACAGAAAAGTACGAAGAGATAATGCAAGATGTTCTTGACGACATGGCTACCGGTTTCGAAACCGCCAACAAAAACATTAAAGAGTTCCAAAGACGATGGGACATGCTTATTGGGACTTCAACCGATTTCAATGCTTTGCAAAGAGAATTTCGTCAAGGTCAAACAGATCTCAAAGAAGCATTTGACGCCCTCGGTGGGGCTTCTCTGTTCAACCAATCTCCTGCTGCTGATGCAGCGAATGAGGCTTTAGAAGATCAAATTAACTTGGCTGGCGAATTCGCCGCTGAAGTTTTTGGTGCTACTAATGACATGGAACAAGCCGAAGCAGCACTAATGAGTTACCTTGATGCAATTGCTCGTGTCGCTGCTGGCACTGGTGTGAACATGGATGAGTTCACTGAGATGATGGCTGGGCTTCAACTAACGCCTGAAAGTCTCCAAGTCATAACAGCAGATGCTAATGATCCTGCTACAGCGGCTCTCATTGAGAGAGCCAGTAATATGAAAAAACTTGGTGTTTCTCATTTCGGGCCAGCAGGTGAAGTTCTTGGTGAAGCACTGGGTGACGGTGTCTCGATGGGGATTTTCAATTCTGATGGGGAGTTGATTGACTCGGGTATCGGGTTGATGAACCGTCTAATCACACGTTTGATGGAATTCGCTGGTATATCTAGCCCCTCTCAATTGACTAAAAAAGAAATCGGTGAACCGATTGTTACTGGCATCATTCTTGGGATAGAAGAAAAACGACAAGATCTTGTTAATGCGACAAGAGAAGCAGTTGAGTTGGCTCTAAACGGGGCGAAACGTCGGGTGACGGCTGTGATGGCTGCTATCCGTGCTGAACTTGACATGCAAGACGCTCAAGCCAGAATTAACAAATTGACACGAGACACGGCTGGTTCAGGAATATCTAGGCGTGAAGAACTCATGGGGAAAATATTGGGTCGCCGTGTTAAAGAAGCGAAACGTGCGATGCGTTTAGGCCAAGGCCATTTAGATGAACTTCAATTGGCTGTTTTAGATGCCGAAAATGCTCAAGAAGACTTTGATCAAGAAGCACGTTCAGGTTCTGAACTCCAAAGAGCGCAGGTTGCGTTAATGCAATCTGGGTTTGATGCTGCGGAAGCCCAAGCGAAAATGAGGATGGAAGGCGAATCCGCTATAGGCATGTTTAAAGAGTTGGCTACCACTATGGGAATAGCGGTAGGTGGGATCAACCAATTGTTAGATACTGGTTCTGACCCTAACGACATGTTGTCAAAGATTTTCAGTGAAGACATGATTGAAAAAATTGAATTCGCTGCGACAGAAATGGCTTGGATCAAAGAAAAAGCAGAAGAACTTTCTAATGTGACACCGCCGTGGGCGAAATGGGCTTTCCCTGATTTCGCTTTCGAACTGGGCCAAGCAAATGCACCAACTAATGTAAATAGCGGTGGGACTGGGCTGACTCAATCAGACTTACTAGGGGTAAACCCTGGTCAATCTTTAGCAATGACCGGCAGTGTAGATTTCGCTGGGATGAGCGCTGGCACCGCAGGTCAGTACACGACACTGCCAGTTAATTCACAAACATCAAATGATGTAATTGTCCAAGGTGACCTCGTTAACAACTTTGGCAGCGCTCCTGAAGATCCTGATGCCTGGGCATCGTCAATTAAGAACAAGGTAAGAGAGGGACACTTTAGCGACAGCCCAGAAGTACGAAGTGCTGTTGGCGCTGCTACCGGTGCTCAGGTTAGTAACCAGTGGGGTTGGGTTGATGGATTTGGAGGTTATGGATAATGCCTTTTAACGCGAACGGATATGTCGAGGCATACATGGTCAATGGCCAATCTATGGACACTTCACAATTCGCTATAGAAACAGTTCAAGAGTCACTACCTGTGATGCGGGGAGATAATGTCATCCCAGCAATGGATCACGGTGTTAGATGGCGTAGCAAAAGACTCGGCCCTCGAAGCGAAAATTGGGGTCTGTGGATTTGTGATGCAGAAACATCTAGTGGGCTACCGCCATCTACAGAAGAAGGCAAACGGGCCCAATTCCACGCAAATTGGGATACCGTTATGGAAATCCTATTTACAACACATTTAGCCACAGGTTACGACGCCCCTCTGCAAGTCGTTCGGAAAATGAAGAAGGATACGTCAACACCTACGAATGCTTCTTACATGGTTAATTATGGTGAAGTGTTGGGCAGTATAAGCGTTGATGATTACCGTCCATGGGCTTGGGCTCGTTTTAACGTGAATGTCGGTTATATGGATCCCCGTTGGTATGAATGCAATTCGACTGGAACAAAAACTGACACTGCGATAAATGCTGGTACTACCAATGTGGGTGGAACAGCGTTGATGACAAAAATGACAATAAGATTGACAGCGGATAGTGGCGCAGTGACAGG